ATATTGGTGCAGTGATCAGAAATTCGAACGCTTTTCTCGCGAAAGAGATTTTTGTTCTTGGTCGCAAGAAGTTTGATCCAAGAGGCGCAGTCGGTACTCATCATTACGAGAATTTGAAGTACATAGATAATGTAGAATTGTTAGATCCTAGTAGTCTGTATATTGGCTTTGACGATCTTCCTGGTTCGGAGGCTGTTGAAAATTTTGATTGGCCGAAAGACAGGCACGTTGTTATGTGTTTTGGTCAGGAATCAGTAGGGCTAACGCAAGACGTTATTTCAAAATGTGAAAAAATTCTATATATTAAGCAGTATGGAAGTGTTCGAAGTCTAAATGTTGGTTGCGCTTCCTCTATTGCGATGTTTTCGTATTGTCAGCAACTTCATTCTAAATGAAGGACGAACTGTGAAAATGTCGAATAAACATCTAATACTAATAGGGAGTGCTTATGAAAAACGAAGAAGGCCTATCGTTGCCAGACAAGAATCCCGAAAACGGCATGTTTGTACGGTTTATGCTTCATAATAACGATACTATCACTGTTATTGGGAATTCGGTACAGCATATCTATTTTGAGGTACATAGAAAGTTTCCTGAAGGTTTTGCCTATCGAGGGATTGGTTTTTCAGGAAATAACTCAGAGGACTCTCAGAACAATTTGATGACTTATTTTGCCTTATCAAGGAAATATGGATGAAAAAGCATTCAGCTCAAAAATTGGCTCTTCTAACTTGTCCTTTTGCTGTTCCTCTTGATAATAAAGAATGGGATAGGGCTGAAGTAATTTCAACAGACGATTTTGATTCTTCTGTCATTGTAAAAATTGACAATGGTGATGTATTTCTCGTAAACGTTCCAAAAGTATTGTATAAAGCAATTATGGAGGCTGGCGAGGATCATGTAATTCAGGGCGATCCTGGTTTTGACGAAATAGCTTAGTGAAGAGCTAGAACGATCTACTGAAACAACCGAGAGGAGATAGTGAAATGAAAAGGATGAAGGCCTTTGACTTTGAACTAGTGAGAGTTCCCGGTCCATTTATCTATTCATGTCAATTCTTAATGAGAAGTGATACTATTACTCTTTTTGGGAATACTATCGAAGAAGTCTTTTTCCAGTGTCAATCGCAATTTCCTGAAGGTGTTGATATGAGGGGTATAGTTTTTTCAGGACGAAATGGATTAGACGCTCGTAAGAATTTGTCTGAGTTTTTGAGTATGGGTTTTAGAACAGGGTATTTCAAACGATTGCCCACTGAGGAAGATAACTATGAACCAAACGAGTAGTACCTGGCGTTTTTCAAATAGAGAATTGGCGCATATTGCATACGCCATGCAACAATTATCAGCACAGGACAAAGAATCCATAGGGAATAATGATGTTGCGGGTTTACCTCAGAAAGTATTCGGACATGACTCCTATACACACGAAGAATTCAAGAAACTAGCCGAACGGCTAGTTAACGCTGCCAATATTTCGCAAAAAGAGCAGTAAAATTTTCATCATCATCTTCAGGTTTTCAGCTAAACCGCAAAATCTTATCCTTTGCCGAAAGTGAAAAGCCAAGACTAGGCTTTTTGGTAAAATCGTAAGACGTAGAGGCCTTTCGCCTCTCGGGAGATGAATCATGGTGACGAAGCTTGGTCGGGGAGTCTTGCCGTCTGGTCATACAGCAAACGATTTTGAATGCTTTGGACCGCCCGCAACGGAAGACAGCAAATTTTCAGGCACAAAGCTCGCCGATATGGGTTGCTTTACCCAAGATGGTAAGGACTCCAATAAGTTTTATCATGGCGCAGTAGTGAAGTCGAAGAAGAATGGCAAGTGGTTTGCCTACTTTGAATGGGGACGCACAGGCGCTTCCAAGGCTGATTTCAACTTCATCGAATGCGACTCCGAAAGCGAAGCGCAAGCAGAATACGAAGATCAGCTTCACTCCAAGAATGATAAGCGCGGGCAATGGACAACGCTTGCTGGTCGCCAGATTCTTCAGGCAAAACCTGGTAAGGATTGTTACCTTGTTCGTCCTCTTTCGGCACGGACGACTGGCCTTCCCGATGCAAAGAAAGTTGTGTTTGCGGACGGAAATAAAAAGATAACGACAACTCAAGTTGTCAAGACTGATAGCGCAAAGGTCGGATCGAAGTGGGACGCTCAAACTCTCAAGTTGATGAGAGACATGAATGTCGGAACCATTTCGTACGCCAAGATGGAAATTCAAGGCGGCAATATTCCGACTCAATCAGCAATTGATGAAGCTCGCGATATCTTGACCGAAGCTCGTAAACGAGTTTTGGCGGTTGGCAATAGCGTTGATGATCAAATTGCTGACGCAACTCTCCGCAGTCTTTCTTACACCATTTATTCACGAATCGGTAAGGTTAAGAAAGTGAAGGCAGATGATGCCGATTGGATCTTAAGCAGCAAGAACATTACCAATTGGGATCAGGACTTGGATGCTTTCGAATCGGCTGGTCATGCCGTTGATGCTGGCGTTGATAAGGGGGCCGATCCTCTTGCTGGTTTCAATATTGATATGTCTTGGCTGTCGCCTGATTCTGAGAACGGCAAGTTTATCCATGAATGGATGCCGAAGGCTTCTCGAAACAAGCATGGCGATATGCGCGGCGGAATGAAGATTCACAATGCTTGGGCTGTCACTCAGCTTGGTGTTGTTGATAACTTCCGTAAGTCTTTGAAGCGAATTGCGGACGCTCGGGCAAAGATCACTGAATTTGCTCTTCATCAGCCGAAGTCTCGTAAGGATATTGAGGCGGCACATAAAGATATGTATGAGCGTGCGAATGTTAGCATGCTCTTTCACGGTACTCGTTCAGTCAACGTTCCGGGTATCTTGCGCGAAAATCTTCGCCTTCCGAAGCAGTTGGTTGGCGTTGTGATTACTGGCGCTATGTTCGGCGGCGGCTTGTATTGGGCCGACGACTGGAAGAAGAGCGCTGGATATACGTCTGGAAATGCTCGGTGGGGCGGCGGTGGCGGCGTTCAGGGTCGTCATTCTTTTATGTTTGTTTCGGATACCATTCTTGGTAATCCATATGTTGCGCCTGGTCCCAGCGGTTATACCGAACCTCCCCGAGGCCATCATTGCATTTTCGGTAAAGCGGACAAGAGCGGTGTTATGAACAACGAGTTCATCACCTTTGATGTTAGTCAGCACCAGCTTCGATATTTGGTTGAATTCTCAACCTAATTCGAAACAAGTTTTCGCCAAGGATAAACATGTCAGCGACTTCAACCGCAAAGGCTACCACTTTAACGATTGAACAAATCAATAGTTTCAACAACCTTAGCCAAGCTTCCGATCCGGTAGAGAGCGCAAGATTACTTGCACTTATTGGATTACAAGAGAGTAAATTCCAATTCGCCCTTGCGGTAAATAAGCTTAATTATCTTTCGTCTTCGAAAGATACGAACATTTTTGGCATTGTTGAAGCTCGTAACTATCCTGTAAATCCTAATCTCAAAGATGGAATAAAGAGCAATGTAAAGATATCTCGGATTGATATCTATACAGCCCCAACATCTACAAGCATGTGGGGATCATCTCTTGACAGAGTTTTTCAGGGTTATCAATACGAAAAGTCTCCTAGGGCTCTCGTCACTGTTGAATTGCAAGAAAACTCATTTTCGTTTGTATGCCAGCTAAACAATTTGTTTAAGTTGTTCAATGTTTCTATTAATGAGAGGTGCGAGTTTATCCAGGACGGAAAATTTCTTGGCAAAATAAACTTCTTTGAATACGCTCGCGATCCATATCATTATAGTAACAATTCACAAAAACAAGAATTCTCTTTTGAGTTGAACTATGTTTTTCAGTGTATTCAACATATTGGGGTAACTGATGCAGACAACACAATGTCCTTGATCAAATTCGTCGCTAACTCGCCTACCTCGAACGGAAAAATTCCGGTTATTAAAGGTGGTATAGGTAAGATATACAAAGTTGTTGAACCAATCGCTCGTCAATGTCTTGAGACAGACCCGTTGGCAGTTTTGGCTTTCTATAGCATAGCAAGCGAATCTCATAGATCAGAAGATGGCGTCAAGCTATCTGTTATCTTTAATGATTTTTACAAAGACGTAAAGACAGTTGAACAGTTTTTGAAAGTGACTGCGCCGCTCAAGCCCAGTATAAATGAAAACAAGCATGGATATTACAACACTAATGTCTTTACGCTTGTTAAAGAAACCGCGTTCTACAAAGAACAGCGTAAGAAGGTGCTAAAGTCTACTGGACATCGAGCATTCAACAAACTCATGCAAGAGTTTGATTCGCTCTCGATTGACGAAAAACAATTCCCCAAGACAACGAAGCTAATTAAGAGTGGTAAAATACCTCTCACAACATTCTTCCGCAAATCTGAAGCATACTTCCTAGTTAATAACAACTGGGCGTTATGGGAAGATATGCTCAAGAGAGGCCACGAAGCTATTCTGATTGAATTGGCAAATGAAGTCTGTAAGAGATCAACATACGAGAAGGATATCATGTCCTACTTCTATTTTGTTCTTTATGGATTGCCGGAGTATTTGAAGAAGCATACTGGCAAAAAATGGACTTGTTCACCAAAGCTTGTTAATTCTGCAACTGAACTTGAACCGCCTTCTGATGACGGCACAGGAATTCGTCGTAGCCGTTCTGCATTGACTCCCATCGTTGATAATGAAGCAAATACGGTTGAAGTTCCGTATGCTTCATTAAGAATCCCAGGTCAGCAGACGACATACTGTTACAGTTTGAACTACAGCGTTCTTTTCCGTGGTTTCTCTTGGAAGGGAAATGCTTGCCATCTTGATATTGAAGAGAAGTTGAATGGCCGAGACGATTATGGCTTGATGTTCTACACTCTTACTGGAAGCGCTCAAGGTCGTGGATATCCAACATTTTTGATTATCTTCGAACGAAGAGAATCAGGCACTCATGTACATTTCCATCGAACCCATCCGTCTCGTTCAAAGGATAACGAAGAGAATCCTGTTCACAACTGGATTCGAGTTTGCTACAACTGGATGGTTGGAAACGTCAATAAGGATCTAATTCGCTATCAGCAAGGCGATCTGGTCTTTATTGCGATGACCGAAGATGAAGCAAAAGACATTGTTTTCGCGGAAAAGGTTCAGAAGTACGACAATCACGGGTTCTCGAAGCCGGTCGAATTTGCTCCGTACGCAAAGAAAGAAAAGTCGAACATCTTGGGCTATGCTCGCTTAACGGAACCAACTGTTTTGGAGCATAACGAACACGAACATGTTCCAATGGAGCCGGGCACTTACTCCATCCGTCAGTGCCGCTCCTGGGAAGCAAATCCAAAGGGTGTCTGGTCTTTGAGAATAGATTGATATGAAGATTATTCTGATTCGTCATGCTCTTTCCGCTTTGAATGCCAAACTGATTAAGCATCATGATATGCCTAATCACCAAATTCCGATTGTTGATCCTGACGGAAAAAATCAGGCGCTAGCAGTTGGAAAACAACTTGGCAGTAAGTTTTTGAGCGAAGCGATTCTCTATCAATCTCCTTATACAAGAACAAGACAGACAATGGCTGGCATTCTTGAAGGTGCCGGTTATGATCCTAAAGCCATAAGTGGTCCAACCGTATTCCCAAAAATCTACGAAGATCCAAGACTTCGAGAAGTTGATTTTGGATATGGCGATCCAGAAGAACAGAAGCCTATAAGAGAGAAAGAAGGCTATTTCTGGTATCGCATGGACGGCGGAGAGTCTGCTGCTGACTGCTTTGATCGAGTTGCAACATTTCTTGACACGATGAAGCGTCAAATTGATAGGAAAAAGGGTCATAACGGGACTCAAAGAGATGTTGTTATTGTAACTCACGGATTGATTATCCGTTGTTTCGTTATGCGTTTCATGCATCTTACAGTTGAACAGTTCGATTCAACTGATACGCCTGATAACTGTTCAATCACGACTCTCGATTTGAAAGTAAACCTGAAAGCTCCTCAATTTGTTAGCGGCAAGTGGGGAGTTGAGGGTATAAAAGGCAGACATGGCCGTCTTCCATCTATATATGAACCAAAAATTGATTATAACGAAGAGATTAAACGGATAATGGAAGAACAAAGAGAAGCCTTGAAAAGAGCTGCGCTATGAAAAAGAACATTGTAATCTTTGGTGGCGGTACAATTTCTCATATTCGTTCTCATCTTGCTCTTTGCGCACCTGCATATGGTTCGACAGCGAAAAAGCTTGCGAAGCTTTGCGAAGAGATTATTCCAGAAATGAACGTTCAATTGGCTCTGACAAAGATGGCAGATCCAGGTTCCGTTATGGAAACAAATGAAGAAGTTGAAACGGAATCTTGTAAAGTTCTAGAAGATCTTAACACAAAGATCGTTTTCTTTTCTTGCGCGATGTGTGATTTTATTGGAAGCATTGGAAATGAAGCTTCTGGTAAATACGCAACTCGGCTTAAAACTAGAAAGTTTGTAAAAGGTATTGAGGTAATATCGGAATCTCAACTAAGCATACTGCCTTCTCGTAAAGTAATTGATATTTTCCGCCGCTTGCCAGGTGGTCGTAAAGATATTTTCCTTGTTGGCTTCAAGACAACTTGCGGAGCAACCGAAGAAGAACAATACATTGATGGACTCAATCTTTGTAAAAGTGCTTCTTGTAATTTAGTTCTTGCGAATGACGTAAAAACTCGATTGAACATGGTCATCACGCCAGAAGAAGCCAAATACCACGTTACGACTAATCGAGTTGAAGCACTTCGTGGTCTTGTCGAAATGACTGCCCTTCGCTCTCAAATGACGTTTACAAGGTCCACAGTCGTTTCTGGCACTCCGGTCGGCTGGAACTCGGAAGAAGTTCCAAAAGCCCTCAGAGCGGTTGTAGATCATTGTATCAAGAGAGGCGCTTATAAGCCCTTCAATGGCGCAACTGTTGGGCATTTTGCTGCCAAGATTGGACCAAAAGAGTTTCTAACTTCGCGCAGAAAATCAAACTTCAACGATATCGAGAAGCTTGGACTGGTTCGTATTGTAACAGATGGACCAGATCAAGTAATAGCATACGGCGCAAAGCCTTCAGTGGGCGGTCAATCTCAAAGAATCGTATTTTCTGAACATCCAGATTGCGATTGTATTGTACATGCTCATGTACCGATTCGTCCAGGTTCGGAAGTTCCAGTTGTCTCTCAAAGAGAATACGAATGCGGCAGTCATCAGTGCGGTCAAAATACTTCAAAGGGTTTGAAGAAATTTGGCAATCTGTATGCGGTCTATCTTGACCATCATGGGCCGAATATTGTGTTTAACAGTTCTATAGACCCTCGTGAAGTTATAGATTTTATCGAGCAAAACTTCGATCTAGAGGATAAGACGGGCGGACCCGTCTCGATCAATTCTCTTGAAGAAGTAGGTTCGCATGGGAATCAGGGTTCATAAAGTCCTTTGCTACGCTCTTGGCGATGTTAAAAGCAAAGATTCTCGTATCGTAGATTCTCGATTCCAAGACTGGGTTCGAGAAGACGATTATTACGACAAAACCGAAAAGAGCTTAGTTCCATTTCTTGAGTGGACTAAGACCAACAAAGACGAATGCAATCAACTGCTTCGTAAATTTAATCGTAGAACATTAGATGATTGGTTCTTTGTTCATTTTTGCGAAAGTGATCTTGAAAAAATCACTGACGAAAAAGAACGCCAACAATTTCTGAATAAAAGATTTCATTCCCATTTTATCTACGATGGTGAATTTGGTTTACCAAGAGTTTTTGGGATAGTCCCTATTGACTTCCCTCATTGGTATCAATACGACAATATTATTGATTACTATGTAGAAGATTCTGGTAAGAATCATATCAAGTGGCTTGATAAACGTTGCGGTATTTGGCCGTTCACTGGCGTTGTTCTCAAACCTGGCAAAGAGCCCGTTGGTAAATTGGGAGAACATCCGAATGCGGGTGAATTCAATATAGCTGTTGGAAGATGGGAAATGAAAAGGGAGCCAACATTATCGCCCGAAGAAGTAAAGCTAGCACTGAAAAACTATCGCTTCAATATACCGTCTTCTATTCTTCTTTGGACTTACTATCTTAATTTGTTCAAGGATTGGGAATCAACCGTAAGCGAGCTAAGGCCCGCTCTCTATACCTACTGGTCTTAAGTCAAGCCAAATTTCCTTTTGTAGCAAGGCAAAGTCTTGTGTATATTTAGGTATTGGTTCCCATGTCTGGAATTGTATAGATGAATTCCGTATGCTTCTGGATATTCTTTCTCGCAATTTTCTTTGATTTCATAGAAATCTGACGGGAAGAAATATTTTGGATGATATACAATAGGATGTTCTATAAATTCATAGAGACATTTTCCCAACATATTAGGACCAATTAGATTTACGCCTGCGCCATGATAATCTTTTTGTTTTTCTTTTTCAAAGCTAGGAATATTCTCGGGAATTTTCATAATTAGATATTCCAAAAGAGGATGACCGGGTGTTATTCCCATTATGCAATTTTGAATCCCCCACTGATCTCTAGTTATGAAGTATTCTCGAACTAAAAGAGGTTCCATATTCTTGTAAAATAGAATATCAGTATCAACATAGACCCCGCCATACTGATAAAGAATTTCATATCGGAGAAGATCTGATTTGAACATATATCTACTAAGGCTTTGGTATAATTTTTCGTTTCTTAGTTTTGGTCTGTTTTTTTCCATCCAAAACCTGTATTCCCAACCAGGATGAAGTTCCATCATGTGTTCACGAAAATACTGGTATGCGATAGGCATTTCACTTCCAAGCCAAATTTGATGGAAAATTTTAGGTATTTGAACAGCCATTCATTAAAATTATCGTCGTGTTTGCTTGACTTCTTTAGATAATCAGCCGATAATATGGCTAACTAAAAGGTAAAAAGGCTGGCCCAAAGATGAAACCAGCCATAGAAAAAGGATTTCAATGACAACACATCTTATTAGTGATACTCACGCCCGACATGCCAACATTATCAGGTACTCGGGAAGGCCATTTGCTTCCGTTGAAGAAATGGACGCTCAGTTGATTAAAAACATCAACAGACACGTTAAACCAGAAGATACTCTATACCATCTTGGCGACGTAGCAAACTACGATCTTGATAGTTTCTTAGACCAGATCAATTGCAAGAATATCATTCTGATTGAAGGTAATCATGATCGTATAAAGCCATATCAGCGAAGATTGTTCAATGGTATCTATGCAATGTATACCATCAAAACAGAGTTTGACGGAGAGAAAAAAGATATAGTCCTCTGTCACTATGCAATGAGAGTTTGGAATAAATCTCATCATGGCGCATATCACGCTTACGGCCATTCGCATGCGAGTTTACCAGAAGATCCGAACGCTCGCAGTATGGACGTTGGAGTCGATTCTATTGCTCGGAAACTTTCTCCAGACGGCGTAACGCTTCGTCCTGAAGATTATCGCCCAATCACTCTTCTGGAATTCCATAACTGGATGAAAGTCAAGCAATGGAAGCCAATCGACCATCATAGAGGCGGTCACGTTGATACCTCATTCGTAGAGTGAAATGGTAAAATAATGGATTGATCGAGCCGATTAGAAAGCATGATAGCTTTCACGGCTGATCCACATTTTGGTCATAAAAACATAATCAAGCATTGTAATCGCCCCTTCATGACTGAAGGCGAAATGGATTCAATGCTTCTATTGAACATTAATAATACTGTCGCCCGCAATGATACTTTATATATTGTGGGCGACTTTGCGTGGTGGAAATGCACTCCCGAACAAATCAAGGCCTATAGAGCCGCTATCAATTGTTCAGACGTTCATCTCATTCTTGGTAATCATGACAAACCTGTTGTTGATATCCTTGAAGGCTTGTTCTCAACTATTAGTGATATTAAGACAATCAAAGTCGCAACAAGAGCTAAGAAAGATCAACAGATTGTTCTTTTTCATTATGCTATGAAAACTTGGGATCAGTCTCATAGAAAGAGCTGGTCGCTCTATGGGCATAGCCATCACCAATTACCAGACGATCCAACAATGATGTCTATTGATGTTGGAGTTGACGGTAAAGGCTATAACTATTCTCCTATTACTTTGGATCAAGTAGAAGAAATTATGGCAAAGAAACAATGGGTTGATCCTTATGATCAATGGGAAAAAGAAGGTAAACTTTTCCGACCAAATAGTAGACTAGAACCAGAACATAGTTAATGTAAAATTTTGCAACAAAAGAGATAAACAATGAAAACAGTTGTCATAACAGGTTGTACAGGCGTTTTAGCGACTAAATTCATTGAGTTATACCATGATGTTTACAGAATCATAGGAATCTCTCGTAAACAAGAAAAAACGATTAAAAATAAACCAATTTCCATTCCTTTTTATGCTTATTCCCAATATTCGCATATACAGATCAATGATCTGTATGAGGATAAAAATGTAGTTATTGAAGAAATTTTACAGACCTATGGCTCTATTGATTGTTGGATTAACAATGCGGCTTCGTCTGTTTGGGAGACTCCCGCTCTCTACAATAGAGGGTTTCTAGACGAACTAAAGATCAATGTTGTTGCGCCTTTCGAAATCAGTTGCCTTTTATGGCAATCTTCATGGTTTTATACGCCAGAAGATAACAAGGCTAACAATCGTAGCATCGTCAACGTTAGTAGTACCGCAAGTCTTCGGCATTATTCGACAGAGCAGACTTGCTATGCGGCTTCGAAGGTTGCTTTGAATCGGATTACGCAGGACTTGAGTAAATCATTTGAGGGAATACGAGTAAATGCTATTGCTCCGAATTCTTTCCCTTCGATAGTTACTGTTGAGGAAGTTTGTCGAGAAATGGTTTCTCTTATTGAAGGCTCGATGAATGGAGAAATTCGAGAAATCAATGGACCTATCTAAATATATCAATACTAATTTCAAGATTAGGGTTGATCCCTTTCTTCATTGCGTTGTAGAGAATTTCTTTTCCGCAGAAATTTACAACCAGATCAAAGCGGATTATGACATTATACTGTCGAAAAATCTAGCAGAACAGTATAGTACAACAAACTTCTATAAGTTTAGTCATTACGACGCTTACTGCTATATCCCAAAACAAGACAACACGGCGGCTCGTGCATTCTTCTACTCAAAAGAATGGAAGAATTTCATATCGACCATTTTCAGTCGAGAAGATTTATCAGACGATGTTTTACTTGAATATCATTATCACAAACCCAATGGCGAAGCTGGCGAAATACATTCAGACGACGAGCAAGTTTGTTTTCCTTTACCTGAAAAAGAGTCAACAGAATTTCTAAGAGCATTTGACGGAAGCGTTAGCTATCGAGGCGTTCCAAACGAGAAAACGATTACGAGACGACGAACGATTGTCGCTATTCTTTATTTGAATGACGGATGGATTCCGGAGAATAAAGGGCAAACGGCTCTCTATAGAGATCCAAACGATGAACCATTTTTGCTAGTGGAGCCCAAGGGTAATACTCTTTTATTGTTCGAAATCGGAGAAGAGTCTTGGCATCGTTCTCTCTCGCTAGGAAATAAAGAACGCAAAACTATTTGTTTTTGGTTTCATACATGAAAACGATTGTTGTCAATAGATATAAAGAAAATTATGACGTATATGTCGGTCGAGGGACAAAATGGGGAAATATATGCAGTCACAAAAAAGGACCAGGTGTTTTGGTTGTCTGTAAATCAAGAGACGAAGCAATAGATAAATACAAGAATTGGCTTTTAGGACATCCAGAACTACTTTCTGATCTATATGAACTGAAGAATAAGACAATTGCTTGTTCGTGCAAGCCTAAACGTTGTCATGGTGACATCTTGGCTGAGCTGGCTAACAATCTGCCAGACATTGATGATCACTCGGAACCCTTAGAAGTATATTGGTGAAAATATGAAACTACTTATAGCAACTGATGCATGGCGTCCTCAAGTAAATGGGGTTGTTCGAACCCTAGAAACAACAATATCGCATTTGCAAAAGATGGACTATGAAGTTAGAGTAATAAGTCCTCAGGATTTCTATAATTTCCGCTGGCCTTTCTATAAAGACATTTCAGTGGCCCTTCCGTTTAATGGCTTATTTGATTCAATCAATTGTAATTGGAAACCAGAATACGTTCATATTGCAACAGAAGGTTCGGTTGGTCTTGCTGCAAGAAGAATGTGCGTTAAGAACGGTATACCATTTACAACATCCTATCATACAAGATTTCCTGAATATCTCAAAACAATGTATAGAATACCATTGTGGATATCATACTCGTATCTTAAATGGTTTCATTCTAAGTCTTCAAAAGTTCTTGTTCCAACTCATTCCATGAAGTCTATCTTAGATAAACAGGGGTTTAAGAACGTTGCTGTTTGGTCAAGAGGTGTTGACCTTGATCTTTTCAAGCCTTATCCTCATTCTAATACATATAGGAGACCGCTTCTTGTGTATGTTGGTAGAGTTTCTTCAGAGAAAAATATTGAAGATTTTCTTAATATCAAGATAGACGGTTCCAAGTTAGTTATTGGAGATGGCCCTCAGCGATCATTTCTTGAAAAGAAATATCCAGAAGTTAGTTTCTTGGGAATGAAAACGGGAGAAGAGCTTGCTCGTTTGTATTCAGAAGGCGATGTTTTTGTTTTTCCAAGTAAATCTGATACATTTGGATTGGTTCTCTTAGAATCTTTGGCATGCGGCGTTCCATTTGCTTCATACTTAGAGCCTGGACCTTTAGATATTATTGAAAATGCTCCTGATTTCGCGCAAACTGCATGTTTTGTTGGTGATAATTTAGAGGAATCAGTAAAGCTTGCTCTGGAAAAAGGAAACAAAGTTTCGGCAGTAAATATTGCAAAGGTTTTATCTTGGGAAAACTGTACTAAAAAATTCTCCGATTACCTTAAATCAGTAAAGCGAAATGAAATATAAAACTTGCTGGATTTCCGATCTTCATCTAGGCTGTAATAAGAGCCAAGTTCATCTTATCTACAAATTTTTGAAAGAAAATGAATTTGAAACACTTTACCTTGTCGGTGATATCATTGATATTTGGCGAATGAAGCAATCGGGCTTCCTTAACGCAAAGGCTGGTCAACAGCATATCAATATTATTCAGAGAATACTCAAACTTGCTAAAAAAGGAACGCATGTTTGGTATATTTACGGAAACCACGACGAATTCGTTTCAAATTTTATTGACGAACATAATGAATTTGGAAATATTCGTTTTGCAGAAAAGGTTGTTCATACATCGCAAGACGGTAAAAGATATATTGTTATTCATGGACATCAATTTGATCTTATTACAAGGTATCATCCTTGGATATCTCAGATAGGCGATAGCGGGTATGAAGCCCTTGTATGGATAAACAGGATTTACAATCAGGTTCGCTACGCCTTCGGGTTTGGTTACTGGTCTCTAAGCAAGTATATCAAAGTGAAGGTAAAGAAAGCGGCAAGTTTCATCAGCAATTACGCTGATTCTGTGGCTAAATATGCTAAAGATCACGATTGTGACGGAATTATTTGTGGTCATATTCATTGCGCGGAGATAAAAACTATTCACAATAAAAAGTATATAAATTGTGGTTGTTGGACAGATCTTTCTAGTTGCAATGCGGTCGTTGAAACAGAAAGTGGAGAACTCGTCATGATAAACTACGGCGAGAAACAGATAGTCGAAAAGTGTCTTAATTAGGAAATCACAAAATGATCAAGTTCTGGAGGCCGCAGGACGAATACGGGTGGGGAAGTAATTTTTCAGGACATTCGGTTCGAATTGGTGACAAAATTTACCCGACCACTGAACATCTTTATCAAGCCGAGAAAGCTGTTAAAGCTGAAGATCACGAAAAGATTCGCAAGATCAAGTCTCCGAAGGCATCAAAAGATTTTGCCATGACAGTTGAATTGAGGCCTGATTGGGAGCAGGTAAAGTATTCAGTTATGCTGAAGGCGCTTCGTCTTAAAGTCGAGCAGCATGATGAAGTTAAAGCTGCGCTTTTGGCAACAGGCGACGAAGAATTAGTGGAAGATAGTCCTTATGACTATGTTTGGGGTTGTGGAAAAGACGGAACTGGCACGAACCTTTTGGGCAAGGCTTGGATGGAAGTCCGGGCAGAGCTAAAAAAGTCCGTGACAAACTCTAAAGAAGCTTGAAGGTTCGCCGAAACTTCTTGTAAGAACTATTACAGGAAGATTTGTTATGGCAAGACAACTCAAAAGCAAAATCCAATTGTCCACCAAAATGATCGAATTGTACGGCGAAGTCAGCGCTTGCGGAGCCGAAGGATATTTCTTTGAAATGGGAAAAGCGAAATATGGCATCAAAGCCTATTACGACTTTCAGACTGCAATAGACAGTTTTAATCGTCAAGCTCTGGCGGCCAAAAATGGCGTAGGCCCAAAGGTCAGGAATTTCCTGGTTATTAAGCGAAAAACCAAGCGCCCGATTTTCGGGTATGAAACAGAAAAAGCAAAGCAGGTAACAGAAGATTGCCCGGTTTGGAAAAAACAATCTAACAACCTGAGGAAAAAACTCGTCTCTCTAGATATGGACGGGGATTTCCACCCCCTCAATTGTGGAGTAATAGGTGATAAACTTGTGGCTGTTGATTTCGGCAATCTCAGCTATGATTGCAGCGTCAACAGAATTAGCTAAACAAAGGAAAGAAAAATGACACTCAGAACCCGAGCATTCTCCCAGAACGGAACCAGCATTATGCAGGCGGCAAGCCGAGCGGCTACCGCCCTTAATTTACCCGCAATTTGCGCTGGTAATTTGCTGACTGCACTCCTTTCTGAAGAAGGAATGGCACGAAATATCATTGCCAAAAATATTGATCCCGCTGTTCTTGTTGCCAAAATTGGCAAATCATTGGTTACGAGACCCCGGGTTACTCCCTGTGCGCAATCTTCTGGCACTCTCACCATTGAAAAAGATGTCGGAGAAATTATCCAGGCGGCAGAACAGTTTGCGCAAAATGAAGGAACGACCGTCGATTCTCAGCATCTTCTTTACGGAATGCTCAACGTCCAAAACGAAGCAAGCGTTTTCCTTTCTTTCTATGGACTGAATCTCCAGCGAGCAAAAGATATTGCCGCAAGTCTTCCCAAGCCAACAGATACAACAAAGGTTGTTGAAACAGTAAAGACTGATAGCGCTTCGAAAGATAGCTGCGGTTCATCTTGCGGCTGTCCTGTTATGGGAAACAGAGCAGTAATAGACGCAGCAAATCAATCCGCAAATGATCATGCTAAGCAGGTTAGCGGTCAGAATACGGCAGTTTCCCGTAAAGAATGGTTCGAAGTCCTCGAAATCGCACTTAAGATGAATGAGCAGTCAGGACTGAATGTTCCAGCGGCTTTCGTGCATGCGTCTATGGCTCATAGCTCAATCATCACCCGAGAAGCAATTACTCAGATTCGCCGATCAACCTTGAACGATGTGTCTGAACAGATATTGTCAATCAAACCATGAAGTATATTCAATGCCCAGCCGAGTATTTAGCTAAAGAAGCAACCGCTCCTTCCTTGTTTTTGGCTGGCGGCATTACAGGCTGTCTAGAATGGCAGACGAAATTACTTCTCCATCTTGAGAAAGAAAATGTCGTCATCATAAATCCTCGTCGAAAAGATTTTGACGTTTCCAATCCAAACATGGAACGTGAACAGATAGAGTGGGAATATCGTCATCTTAATCGCTCTGACATAGTTTCTTTTTGGTTTCCTTGCGAAACTCTTTGTCCCATTACTCTGTTTGAATTGGCTGATATGGTTGCGCTTTCCAAGCATACGAACCTCAAAGTTTTAGTAGGATGTCATCCAGAATACAAGCGAATACGAGACATAAAGATTCAACTTGGTCTTCGAGATAAACGTATTGAGGTTGTTGAAAGTTTGGAAGAATTAGCGGATCAAATCAAAGCAGCCCTCAAGTAAGATTGGAATATATCATGTATGAACGTTTTACGGATAGAGCCCGTAAGGTTATGGCTTATGCCAACCAAGAGGCTCAAAGACTTAACCACGAATACATTGCATGCGAACATCTCTTTCTTGGAATTATTAAAGAAGGATCAGGTGTTGCCTCTAGTGTTTTAAGAGACAACAATGTTAATTTAGAACAGGCAAGATTGGAAATTCAAAAGTTAGTTCCAGCGGGACCAGAGATTTTCTCAATTTGCAGTAAGCTTCCAAATACTCCAAGAGCAAAGAAAGCTATTGAAGCCGCAATAAATGCAGCTAGAGAACTTAATCACAACTATGTAGGAACAGAGCATATACTTCTTGGCATTCTTCGAGAAGGCGACAATATTGCAACTCAAGTTCTAGAAAAGATGGGATTAAGCGGCGGGGCGGTAAAGGCAAGTATTCTAAAGATTCTTGACGAGAAAAAAGAAACTACCAAACAAAAAGAAACTAAGTTAGAAGAAGGTCTACCGCCAGTTTCAAAGATCAAGATTTGGGTAGCATTTATTGGCGAAGACAAAATTGCGCAAGGAATCATTGCTTACTCATTTGATGAAGCTCTTGAAAAAGCAAAACGACACTATAAAAACATTACAGGATTAACAGAAATCGGAGAAGCGATACTATGAGTAAGCTCATTGTTGAAGTTTGTGAAGTAGTTCAGGTTCTTCCTCATACAAATGCTGATAAACTTGAATTGGTTATTGTGAAAGGTTTCCAATGCGTTTCCCAAAAGGGACAATTCAAGGTTGGAGATCGGGTTGTCTATTTTCCGCCAGAAACCATGCTCAAGAAAGAGCTTGCAGATCAACTTGGAATTGTCAACTATTTGAGTTGGCAATCTCTCAAGAATGAAAAGATGGAAGCGATCAAAGACGATAAGGGCATTGCTATCCCTGACTATACATCAGGCGGTCGTACAAAAGTCGTAAAACTAAGAGGCGAACCGTCTCTTGGCGTTGTATTTCCTTCGCCTGATCCGAGTTGGGAAGTTGGTAAGGACGTTGCTGAAATCTTCGGAGTATGGAAGTATCTTCCTCCATTCCGAGAGGTGGCAGCGGACGCCGCTCGCGATGTTTTCCAGTTTCATAAGTTCTGTGAAATCGAAAACATGCGTCACTTTCCCACTGCATTCAAAGACGGAGAAGAAGTTGTTGTAACAGAGAAGATTCACGGATCAAATTGTAGGGTTGGTTATTGCGAAATGACATTTGAATATGGCGGAGAATCAAAGACGGCTGATATCTTCATGGCTGGTTCTATGGAAATCCGTAGAAAGATTCCTGTTCGCGAAAATACAGATCCAACTAAGCATTCTGAAGTTGATTTCCATTACGCAACTATTTTTGACTACAGCAAAGAAGATGTTGAGGCAAAGAATTTCTATACAGATACGGAAATGCTTGCAAACAACCGTTACTGGTTTCCCTTATCGTTTGAGTCAGTTCGAGACATGCTAAGATATCTTCGTAGAAGAGGAAATTCTGTAGTTCTATTCGGAGAAGTCTTTGGAGCTTCAATTCAGAAGCCATTCTTCTATGGTTCTCCTAAGCAAATGCAATTCCGAGCTTTTGCCGCAACTATAAATGGAATCTATCTTTCCTATGATGATTTCGTTGAGGTTTGCGAGAAATATTCCGTAAAAGTTGCTCCGGTTGTTTATCGCGGTCCATTCGACCTGGAGATAATCAAAAATCTCAGCAATGGACAGACTACTCTTTCTGACCAGAAACAGATCAGAGAAGGCGTAGTGGTCATTCCTGCTAAGGAAAGAACTGATCCAAAACTGGGAAGGATGATCCTGAAATTTGTCGGCGACGATTACCTTGAGGCCAAATCTTCGGGCAAAGTGACTGACTATACTGAGCAGTAAAGGAGGCCTTTCTTGTACAAGATCACCGGCAAAATCGACCTAGAAGAAGTCAGAGCGTTTATGATCAAAGCGCATGGGTCTCAGATGCGCAGCGACAAAAAAACGCCTTACTACACCCATCCTGTATCTGTCACAAATCGTCTTAAGGCTCATGGCATTACCGACGACGTTGTGTTAGCTACATCGGATCTGCATGATGTTTTGGAGGATACTACGGCATCGGAAGCTGATATAGAAGACCTTGCCGGTCCCGAAGTTCTTGAATCAGTGAAACAACTCACTAATTTAGTGAAAGGCAAGGGAAAGAACGCTTCGCTGTTTGAGCATGCTGCAAAATATAATGATGTGTCTAAGAGAGTCAAGCTTGCTGATCGTCTCGATAATCTTTCAGACGCAGTATTCCAATGGGAATATGAAAGAGTTAAATTTTATGCAGAAGCTGGACTTACGCTTCTGGATATAATGAAGCCCTTTCCTCAAGATGTTGCTCGTCTTGAGAAAGAAACTAGAACTCTCATTGCAGCTTGCCTTATGTGAAATTGATGCTATCAAAAGAAGAAATTCAAGTCTTAGAAAAAGAACCCCGCAAAAATTTTGGGCTGTTGGTTCAAATTGCAGAACCAAAATTGCGAAAAATCTTACATGAACAATGTAAAGATGTTTCTTTCTTCAATGATATTGAAGATATCCTTCAAGAAACATATTTATCCGCTTTGCAGGATATTGATAGCTATGGACCTGAAAAAGGTAAGTTTGTAACTTGGATTGCTAGAATTGCGTGCCGCCGCCTGGTTGATTTTTGGCGAGCAAAGAGCGGAAGACCAGATAGACCTAATACTTACCTTAACGTCACCAAGCCAATTGCTATTGAATCTTTTGGAGATATTTTGGTGGAGAAGCCAAAAGAAGTTTTCCATTATGACGAAAGAGAAATTCTACAAACGGCTTATTCCCGCCTTCCTGATCGGCTAAAAAATATTTCTCAGATGCATCACGGCAAGGGGATTAGTCAATCAAAGACTGCAAAGCAGTTTAAGATGACTAAAGGCACGGTTGGTACAATGGTTTATGATATGTATAAAGTCCTTCGAGGGCAGTTTGAAATCGTCTGCAAAGAAAATACAAGAAAGGCGGCGTTAAATGACTCGAATGAACTCCAACAAAATCCGTATATTCTCAGGGCTGAACTCAAAGATTCTCACGGAAAGAATATGCACAAACCTAGAGACAACGGTTGCAAAATCCACCACCGAGGTGTTTCCAGACGGCGAACTGCTTGTTAAGGTTGAAGAAGACGTTCGAGGTAGAGACTGCTTTATTGTTCTCTCTACGTCCTATCCAACAAACGACAACTTGATGGAATTGATGATCTTTATGGATTGCCTGCGACGGGCATCTGCAAAGCAAATCATTCCAGTAATACCTTACTTGGCTTACGCTCGTCAGGATCGCAAAGACAAAGGAAGAGTACCAATCACAGCGAAGCTCGTAGCGAACCTTCTAACGAAGGCTGGCGCTGATCGCATTATTGCTGTTGATTTGCATGCAGCGCAGATTCAGGGTTTCTTTGATATCCCTGTTGATCATCTAAGCGCAACTCCTGTCTTTCTTGAATACTTCGACGATAGGCGAGAAGAATTGGGAGATCTGTGCCTTCTCTCTCCCGATGTTGGTAATGTCAAAGTAGCGGAGGCTATGGCAAACCTGCTTGGAGGTGATCTAGCGATTATCAACAAGAAAAGAGTTAGCGGATCGAAGATCGTAACAGGCACGAAAATTATCGGCGACGTAAAAGACAAAACAGTCTTAATGTTTGACGACATGATTTCGACCGCCGGTACTGTCATTGAAGCGGCTAAACTTGCTAAGCAAGAAGGAGCGTCAAGAATTATAGCAGCGGCGACTCATGGTTTGCTTTGCGGAACGGCAATTGAGAGACTAATTGATAGTCCAATAGAACAAATTGTCATAACCAATACAATTCCGACTGCCGTAAAAGCTTCGGAAAGAAACGAGAAATTTGTAGATCTTTGCGTCAGTAAGTTGCTGAGCGAAGCGATCTATCGAATTCACAACAACCTATCTCTTAGCGAAATGTTTGAAAGAACAGCGGGCGTAAAGAGATAACACAGAAAGGATGATGAATGTTTTTACTTGAGATTTTTGCATTTGGCACGATGTGGTTCTGGATATTGTTGGCGCTTTTTGCCTTCATTGTTATGATTGAAATAGCAAATGAATATATTACAGCTTCTGCTGTAACAATAGCATTGTTCATTGTTCTAATGTTCTTGTGCGGAAACTTTACTTTTACATGGATCAAGGAAAATCCAACAACGCTCTTGTCAATTTTGGGAATCTATTTAGTAGGCGGAGTTGTTGTTTCGGCCATAAAGTGGGCATTCTGGAGCCGAGACGCCAAAGACCACTATGACGAGATAAAGACTGAATATATCAAGCGAAATAAACTTGGTATTCCTGTATCTGCTGTTATTCCTCCAGAAAACAGAGCAGACTTTAGAGACTTTTTAGAAGATCGAGTTCGTAGTACGAAGATTGATCCGGAATTTATCATCCCTCAAGTTGGAAAGAACAAAGAACTTGTTATTACTTGGATGGCCTTTTGGCCTTGGATAGCTTTTTGGTCCTTATTCAGCGATGTTTTCCGTCGTATTTGGATCGAGACATTCCGAGCCGTCCAAAAGGTTTATCAGAGTTTCTCGAATTTGATGTTCCGAAATGCGCTTGCCGATCTTGTTATTGTTCCAGTTGAAGTTCCTGCGAATGATCAGCCTTCTTCGAATAATGAAAGAGATTTGCGCCGTTCCTAATTGATATTGAAACCCGTTTACCGAGCCGTCGCTATGGAGCGGCGGCTTTTTCTTTCCACAAAAAAGAAACCCAAAGGAGAGTGTTTTTGTGATAAACTGAAAGTCAGATTGGCGAAAGCCTACCGTAGGGGTGCTAAATGAAAGAAGACCAAGACTCTAACCCGATGCCAGAAAGACAACCAAATTGGAAATTCTGGATCTCAAAAAGAGTGAAAGATCTTCGAGGAGATATGCCGCTCGGAATGCTTTCGATAATGTCGGGTCTTTCTGAAGAGCATCTCCATCGCATTGAAGCGAGTGAAATAACTCCCTCCAAAACATCCCTAAGAAAGATAGCCACCGCGCTCAACATATCTGAAAACGCTTTTGAACAACCAATAGATAAAATGGATTGAATCATGGAACTTGCTGAAAGAATGAAGAAATACGAGAGAACCACCGAAGAGGCTCTCGTTCACAGAATGCCCGCCATCCTCCGAGTAGATGGCAGAGCTTTTCACACCTTCACTAAAGGTTTTGATAAGCCTTTTGACAAGATTTTGATGAAGTGCATGGAAGCCGCTGCGCTTGCTCTTTGCGAAGATATTTCATCTGCAAAAATTGCTTATGGTCAATCTGATGAGATTAGCGTTCTTCTTGTTGATTACGACAATTTTAATACCATGCAGTGGTTTGATGGTAATGTCGCAAAGATCTGCTCCATTGCTGCTTCTGCTGCAACTAATGCATTCAACAAATGTCTTGATAAATTCTCTAATGAGTTTGCTGCCAAGTCATTTCTGGGTTCTCGGGATAATGAAGAAGATCCTGATAATGAGATGGCTGGATTCTTGAGCGGGAAGATGTTTAAGGCAATGTTTGATGCTCGGGTTTTCTCGATTCCCAAAGAAGATGTGATGAATTATTTCCTGTGGCGGCGTCAAGATGCCGTAAGGAATAGCGTTGCGTCCGTGGCTCAAGCCAATTTTTCGGCAAAAACCTTGCATGGCGTAAATATCTTCGGCATGAAGAAAATGCTCCTTGAAAAGGGCATCGACTGGGATACAATGCCTTGCAGGGAAAAGGAAGGTTTCTACTACATCAAAGAAAAGTTCATGGACGGTGAAGTAGAACGTTCTCGTTGGACTCTTCTAGAAAAATCTCCTACCCCGTCTTGGGCAAAAAGTTATCTGCACAAAACCATTGACCTTCAGCTTGAGAAAGTATGACGCACGAAGAGCTAAAACTTAAGCTTACCGAAAAACTCCGATCTTTCATTAAAAAGAAAGAGACAGAGAATCGAGTTCACTTAAATGAATGGCTATATATTGAAGAAATTGGTCTGCAAACTTATGTTCGCTACTCAACTCGTTTTATTGACGACAGACGATGCGAAGCTCTAGATAGGGCATATACCTGCATTGCTCCAAAGTTTCGAGGGAGAGGTTTCTATTCTGTTGTGTTTGAAGTTTTCGAAGAGGTGGCAAAAGAATTTGGTTTACTTCTTTATATAGAATCTGTTATTAGTAATATAGTCAAATCAAAGATAAAACGATCTGGCTATTTACTTAAATCTCCTGCCGAATCTTCTTATTACAAGGATTTTTCCGATGCCAACCAAATTTGCGCGTCCAAAGCTGACTCGAAATGATTTTTACAATGGCCTTGATTCACTTCGCAGGCATATTGATAAAGTTTTTGATAAGCAGGAAAAGAAGCCAGACGGCAATGAAGCACAGCTTTCTTGGCACGAAAACTTTGGCGATCTGTCTGAAGAAAAAGACAAAGAATATCTTGATGCAATTCATGGGAATGACACCGAAAATTGTCTTCTCGAACTCCATGATGTTGCAACTTCGGCAATATGGGGTATTTCAAGTTTTTACGCTGGATACATTGATCCAGATTCTAAAAACATCTTGAAGCAAGATAAAATTCCAGGGACAGAAACCTCTTGGAAGTTCAATGATGAAAATGGAACTTGGGAAGCTAGTTTTCCTGTCGAAGTACAAAACCTCAAAGGCAAATGGATTGTTTACCTGATCCCCCGTCCCGGTTACTGCGATCGTGGTCGATGGAATGTTGTAATTGAAACTATAGGAGTTCCGTCTCCTGACGAACAAGAAGGCTTTCCACGCTATTTTTTCAAATTGGATACTGCAAAATCCGAAATGGAAGAATGGGTGAAAATGCGTTCTGAAATAATGAAGACATACAAATAGAAAGAAACTAGTGCCAAAATTACTGAACGAAAAAGATAGGCGTGACATTTTCTTCTGGTCCGCTTTATCAGTTGGAACACTATTGGCTATCATTTTGCATTCTCTGTTATAGCCAATAATTTACCGTGAAATTCTAATTTTATCTCTTATGTTGCTCGATAAAATAGTAATCTAGGAGATTTTTTATGCGCGGATTGTGCATTTGGTTTACAGGGTTCCCGTCGTCAGGTAAGACAACACTTGCCGAATATCTTTGCAAAGTCCTGCAACAAGAGGATCTTAAGTTTGATCATCTTGACGGAGACGAATTGCGCAAGCATTTTACTCGTGGAGTTGGATTCTCTAAAGAAGATCGAATAGAAAATTGCAAACGAATATCTTTGCTTGCTGCAAAAATCGCAAAACATGGCGGTATATCCGTTGTAAGTCTTGTCTCTCCTTATGTTGAAATGAGAGATTATGCTAGAGAATTAGTCGAAGCCGAAGGCGGAACCTTCATTGAAGTATTTGTTGATGCGCCTATTGATGTTTGTATCCAAAGAGATGTAAAAGGCTTGTATAAGAAAGCTCTAGCTGGCGAAGTTCAAAACTTCACCGGAGTAAGCGATCCTTATGAGCCTCCAACTAATCCTGATATCCATCTTAAAACATCCGAAAATACTCTTGAAGAGTGCTTGAATATTGTGAAGGCTTATCTTGCTTCGCAGGGTTTCATTGGTCATATTGACTCGCCAAGGGCTTTATTTATTGGCCGTTGGCAACCATTCCATAACGGGCATGATTATATCATTCGCAAAAAACTAGACGAAGGCATTCCTGTTCTTATTGGAGTTAGAGATACTCCAGTTGACGAACAAAATCCTCTAACTCTTCAACAGCGGATTGACATGATTCGAGCTGTATATGTTGAAGAAGATGTACGAGTTATAGGAATTCCGGACATTGAAAGCGTAAATATTGGTAGAGGAGTTGGTTACGGCGTAAATGAATATATTCCACCAGACAATATCGCTGGCATATCTGCAACAGAGATTAGAAAGCTTCGCATGCTTGGCGATAATAGTTGGAAACACAAGGTTCCGCACGCTATTGCTGAAATTCTCGATCAAATTGAACTTAGGAGAATGTAAATGAGAAGATCATCTAATAGTTCCTTTGTCGGCGTACTTATTACTATCTTCATTGTTTTTCTTTTTCTTTTTATGGGATTCATGATAGTAAGAGGATTTACGGATGAATCTGGCACGATTGCCGTCTTGCAGGGAGCGGGCTATACTGACATCAAGATTACTGGCGCTCGTCCTTTTATGAAAGGCGAACATGACCTGTACTCGACAGGTTTTGAAGCAATAGGACCGACAGGTAAGAAAGTGACCGGAGCAGTTACAGCCGGACTTCTCAAAGGCTCAACGATTCGATTTGACTGAAACTTTAGAAGGTGCTATTCTATGGCGACGAAAAACCAAGAAAAATGCTTCGATAAACTTGATCTTCTGTACGACATCAAAACTCTCCATCAAGCCAAAAAGCGTCTTGCAGAAATACCAGACGAAATAACTAGTCTTAACGAAGAATACGAACAGATACATTTAACGCTTCGTGAGGGCGGATTCAAGATGAACGAGTTTCCGCCTTCAATTTGAGTAAATCAAAATGACCAGAGATACGACACATAGAGAATCCATGATACTGCCCACCAGCAATTATGCGGGTGGGTTCATGGAGAATTTCTATGTCCAAAAGAGCAGAACGTCGTTGGCGCACTTCTAGAATTGTTGAGCAGCGTAAATATTTCGCGGAAAAGATTTACGATGGCAAAATACCCGAAGACCGTGTAGGTCGAATCTTGGGAAGATGCCGAAGAATGCATCCATACAACTGCGGACGCCCAAAATGCGGAATTTGTCAGAACGAGAAACTATACCAGATTCCTGCGGTCTGGGAAATACGAGCGGCTTTAGATTTTTGTGAAGAAACAAGTGGTATTCTAGGTCATGCTGCGAAAAACGCTTTCAATACTTCCGCTGGTCTGCCTCGCACTCGCCGGTTGCGATGATCGTATACATGTTAATCGTAGCGACAAGATCTTTACAAAAGGTCTTGTTGTTGACAAGATGTATATTGCACCTCAGTCATTTGGTGTTGTGCAGTTTCAGTCAAGCGATTATCCAAATCTCTATGCAACTTCGCAAACTAAAGAGATGTATTTGATTGTTTTGGAAGTTTCCGAGTACAGCAATCATTGTAACTGTACCGAAAGGTTCAGGACGGTTTATTCAACTACTCCAAGCCTTTTTGCAGAAGTTGAAGCAGGTACTGAACTGGATACTGAAGGAAACCCGAACATTAAGCTCATGAAAGTTAGTCTGTGCGATAACCAGACGAAATTGCCTACAAAATGAAGAATTTTCGTGGTTTTTAGCTTGATTGGGAAGGGGAAAGCCGATAAGGTTGGTACGAGATACTTATGAACAGCACTTTCAGAGAATTTGAACAGAGGAACGTCCTAGAGCGTCAGAGACGCTAAGGATGCCTCACGACTCCCTTGAAATAGGTTGAGTCAAAGACCCACAACTAAATACGTTTCATTTCTGGGCCTATCGTCTAACGGCTAGGACAACTGATTTTCAGTCAGTTTATCGGAGTTCGAATCTCCGTAGGCTCATTATTTTGGCCCTGTCATCTAATGGCTTAGGATGGGACATTCTCAGTGTCTTCATGCGGGTTCGAATCCCGCCAGGGTCATTTTATTTCGCACTGGAATACAAAGTGGTCGAGTGCCGCCCCTTTCAAGGGTGTCCTAGGGAGTTCAAGTCTCCTCCAGTGTATTTATGTTCAATACCCGCATAGCTCCTTCTCCAACTGGCGATATGCACATCGGAACCGCTAGAACTGCATATTTCAATTGGCTTGCTGCAAGAGCGACCGGCGGAAAGTTTATACTGAGAATCGACGACACCGATCTATCACGATCCGACCCAAAATATTCACAAGTCGTCCTAGATACAATGAATTGGCTCGGACTCGATTACGATAGCCTTGTATATCAAAGTCAAAGATTCGATTTGTATTACGAAAAAGCTAATCAATTGATAGATGAAGGCAAAGCTAAAAAGGATGGCTCTGCGATTATCCTATTTCCTGGTCCTTTTGCAATGAACGGTTTTGATGAAGAATCAGAGTATCCGTACCGTTACTGGCAAGACGAACTCGCTGGCAGGATTCGTATGTCAAGAGACGACGAAGCCTTAATAACCGCTGGTATTGTTCTTATCAAGAAAGACGGTAGCCCGACTTATCATTTCGCTTCTGTTGTTGACGACATTGATCTTGGAATCAATTACGTTATTCGCGGAAAAGATCATACAACCAATACTTCAAGACATATCATGATATATGAAGCCTTGAAGAAATATGATCAGGTTCCTCAATATGCGCATATTGGTCTAATTCATAAAGACGGAAAGAAGCTATCAAAAAGAGACGGCGCAGCGAGCATGCTTTGGTACAAAGATCAAGGCTATCATCCTGACGCAATTTTGAATTTCATGGCAAGAATGGGTTGGGGTCCAACAGTTGACGATAAGACTACATCGTTACTGCCAAAAGAGAAGATGTTGGATCTTTTCCTTTCTGGCGGGAAAATGAAGAACGCAGACGCCAATCTTGATATGAAGAAGCTTGATTCTTTTGATAGGAAATACAAGGCACGAAAGGTTGTTGGTTTGAAGTAGGTCTGGTCGATATTGCTCCTGTGGCTCGAATGGAATTAGGCGACCTCGTTCTAAGGGGTATCATGCGGGTTCAAATCCTGCCAGGAGTTTTGAATGTTCAAAAGCCTTATGCTCGCAGGTTTGCTTTTGTTTTTTATGATCCGAACAAGTAAAAGATGTAAAATCCATAACCAGCCGTTTAATTACGAATCTGGTCTAGAATGCGGGTTGTTTTATTGCCCCGCTTGCGAACAAGAAAAAATCTAATCCTTCGTTTTCCTGCCGATCGACGGAATGACGGTATCCCTATGGCGAGCTTTCTCTTTGAAAAAGTGGAAACCGCCTATGGTAAAATGTCGTCGTCAGTTCCAACGATTTTCAAAAAAGGATTGATTCATGACTGCACTTTTGACTCCACCAGCCGTAGATATCCCGGCCCTCAATTCGATAAAGCGTGTTGCCTTGATGGACGAAAACGGTCTGTGGCGTTTTGTTCCAGAATCAACGCTCACCAAGGTTCCGTTTGCTCTCAAGTTAAAGGTGACTCCTTCTGTCGCTCAGAAAATTCTTTCTGAAAGAAATCCTCGCAATCGGAAAATCGAGCGCCGTCAAGTTGCCAAATATGTTGACGACATGATAAATGGCCGTTGGCATTTTATTGGCGACTGCATCACCTTCGATCGAGATGGCAACTTAATCAACGGACAGCATCGTCTTAGCGCAGTTGCTGCTTCAGGTAAGGCGATTGAATTCATGCTCATGTTTGGCGCTGAAGAAGAATCAATGGTTGCCATTGATGAAGGTCGTCGTCGTTCAAATCTGGACGTTGCGCTTATCACTGGTATGTCGAACGTTACGAAGTTCGATTTGTCGATTGCTGCCTACATCTTGGAAGAGAATGGCAGAAAGCCAACGATGAGCAGAACCCAGATCATTGAGTTCTATGAGTCTCACAAAGAAGCAATCAACTACGTCACGCAGCGTTTGAAGACTCCTGGCGTTCAGAAAGCTCCGCTTGGAGCGGTTTGCGCCCGAGCTTATTACTCTTGCGTAAGCAATCCTACGACTCTGGCTCGTTTGGATAAGTTCATCGAACTTCTTCAGAAGGATCAAGTTGAATTGGCTCAGAACCCAGTTCCGCTAGACGATATGGCTCCCGTCATCATGAGCAATTTCGTTTTGCGCAGCAAGGGAAAGAACACTGGACCTTTCCGAAAAGATCTTTACGATAAGTGCAAGTCGGCTGTTTGGAATTTCTTGCGAGAAATCTCAGTTTCACGGCTCTATGGTATCGCTGAAGAGAAATTCCCCCTTCCTGGAGAGTAAAGAGATGGGTTACGACCCTCATGCAGCAACTGTCATTGGAATTAAATTCAAATGCAGTGAAATCATAAAGAAATCAACTGTTAAGGCGTATCCTCATGACTATCCAGAAACCATGAAATTTTGCCCACAAACCGGCAAAAAGCTCTGGGACGTAGAGTTTAGTTTAATTGACGGTACTGAACCTCATGAAGCTATGCTTGGCGGATTGGATGTCAAATTCGCTAACCCTGAATCTCGTATTGATAATCCTGACGAGGATATTTTTGTAGGGATAGCATCTGAAGCTGGGGTAAATGATTCGAAGTTCTTGGCTGGTCAAAATTTCGAAGAATATAAGAAGAAAGTTCAAGAGGTATTAGAACCTCTTGGCCTTTGGAAAGAATCTCGTTTTGGTATTTACACGTTTCTAACTGGAGGTTGATAAACAATATGGCGAAGTGCCAACGTTGTAGTTCTGATCGTATCCTTAATTTGAACGCAAAATGTTCTGATTGTTGCGATTTCACTTTGAGGGATAAGAGCGAACAAGGATATGCTCCGCATGTTGAAGGTATTTGCGGAGGCGATTACATTACTCCTGATATTTGCCTTGATTGCGGTCAAACTCAAGGTAAGTTCCCAATGGACAAACTTGAGATAGAGGAAACGGTAGAATCTGAATAAACTTGTGACCGTAGCTCAGATGGATAGAGCAGCCGCCTTCTAAGTGGCAGGTCGGTGGTTCGAATCCACCCGGTCATGTTATGAATATCCATGTTACGAACATCATTGGTCTAATCTGTGGATTTGTCGTTCTTATCTTTTGCATAAGAGGCTGCGCAAACACTCCGAATACCGAAGTAAATGCCGCCTATGGCTATGGTTGGGGAATCGTTATTTCCGCTTCTATAATTGGTGGCCTTCTATCAAGACATAAAAAGTCAGACGATGAAGACGGCGATGACGAAGAATTTGAGAAAGTTAAAAGATAATGCTTAGTAGACTGAATGAGATCTTGAAAGCGAATTTTCCTGCAATCTTTTCTATATTGTTTACTATTTGCAGTATAGGGATTGCATTTGGGCTCATTTTTGCCCTTTTTGATTACATTTTGATTGCTTTATTGTTTATATTGGTTACAGGTCTTTCTGCTGTACTTTTCTTTGTTTCGATTGTATTCTTTATCTTGGACGAGAATAGGAAAGAACGAGAGTTGAAAGATAGATTGTTAAAAGACCGCAAGTTCTCAAAAGAATCATAATTTATGGCTTGGCGATCTTGGAAACCAGAATTTGACGACGACAAAACGCTTGGAAAAGTTCTAAGCGAAATGCCACGTGACGGAGCGGACAAAATACCCTGGCAAGTCTGGTTACTCGAAAATCCATCTAGTCCTATTTCTTTTCCCGGCGCAATAACACTTCGCAGGCACGATGCGATGCATGCCCTTCTCTGCACTTCTTTCTATGCAGAGGATGAAGCGTTTACCGTTGGCTTTACAATGGGAACCGCCGAGTGGGGACACCAATGGCTCCTGAGATTGTTCATGTGGCTTACTACTTGGTTTTATCCCGGCGAATATCGCTGGAATCAAAACTATTTAGAACATTTCCTAGACGGGTTTCATCATGGACGAAACTCAGGAATGTACAATCTTCATGATTTCCCCTTCGAAGAATATGAACATATAAGTTTGAAGAACCTAAGAGAGCTTGTTGGCATAGAATGGCTCGACTCAACTGTCAGTTATAAAGAATGGGCGCAGCGTTGGCCTCAAGGTCGATTTGAACAATTCAAACATCTCAAAAACGAAAAGCCCAAATCAAACAAGAATACTATCACTTTCCTTTTACGACGAATCTTCCCGAGTAATAACAAATGAATCTAGAACCTCTTGAACAAGTTCGTAAGGGTCGCCTCGATAAGATTCGGGAACTTGGCATTGATCCATATGCGAATCCTGGCGGTTATATTCGCAAGAATTCCGAAATCATCAAAGAATTTGAAGATTGGGAAAGTCCTAGTTGGCGTTTTCCAAAAGATACCGGCCCTGACAGCGAATATATGTCGCAAGGTCGCATTATGCTTTTGCGAGACGCAGGCGGTCTTCTTTTCGCGCAAATCAGAGACGATACCGCAACTATTCAAATCGCTATCAGTAAGAAGGATGTAGACGAAAAGACATTCAAGCTATCAAAGCTTCTTGATCTTGGCGATATTGTTGCCGTTAATGGTAAGCTTCGAAGAACTAAGACTGGCGAAATTACTATTTGGGCTAAGTCGGTCAATCTTGTTTGCAAGAGCCTTACTCATCCTCCCGATAAGGTTGAAGGGATCAAGGATGTTGAACTTGGATATCGCAAGCCTTATCTCAAGATGGCTTTTGACGATTCCTTAGTTAAGAGGATTCATACTAGATCGACTTTGATTAAGTCGCTAAGAAGCTATTTTGAAGCAGAAGATTTTGTAGAAGTTGAGACGCCGATGCTTCATGCAATGGCTGGCGGAGCCGCTGCAAAGCCATTTGCAACCCATCTCAATTGTCTTAATATTCCTTTGTATATGCGAATCGCCCCTGAGCTTTACCTAAAGAGGCTTATTGTTGGCGGTATGTCAAAGATCTTCGAAATCAATAGAAACTTCAGAAATGAAGGCATTGACGCCACCCATAATCCTGAATTCACCGCTCTTGAAGCATATGCAATCGGTGAGACGGATATTACTCTTTACCACTTATTTTCTGAAATACTAACAAACGTGGTTGCGGAAATTACAGAAGACGAAGAAGGCTATTTCGAATACAATGGTCAAAAGATATTGACCGGCAGATTCAGCGAATACGAGTATGTCGAATTGTATAAGGAAGCAACAGGTCGCAACTTCTTTGACGAAAAGGATAAGATTCTCGCAAATAAGATTTTTGAAGAGAAATGCGAATCGCTTCTTAACCCTTGTCATCCTTCGGTAATTCGTGGGTATCCAGCTATTCTTTCCCCTCTTACAAAGACAAGAGACGGCGATAATGATATTGCGCAGCGTTCTGACTTATTCATCGCCGGAATGGAAATTGGCACGTTTTATACCGAGCAAAATGATCCTGAAAAGCAATACGAAGCATTTACCGCTCAGCTTTCAGGTTCTAATGAAGAAGAGTCTACGCTAAGAACGCTGGACGAAGATTTCATCGAAGCATTGAAAGTTGGAATGCCTCCGACCGGCGGGTTTGGAATCGGGATTGACAGACTGGTAATGCTTTTGACAAATCAAACATCTATCCGAGATGTTTTGGCTTTCCCGTTCATGCGTCCTCTTGCCACTTTGAACGCTGAAGCCCAAGACTAGGATTTTGGCTAGAATCTGTGAAACGAAGGGACCGAAAACGGACCCATAACCGAAGGAGAATCCATGCCCCTGCCTCAGACTCCAGTTCAGAAATTAATCACCAACATTGGACTTGAAACGGATTCTTACAAGATCACGCATTGGCTTATCTATCCAGAAGACATGCAAAACATGTATTCTTACTTAGAGGGTCGCGCTCCGTCTACATTCTCCAATGAGCTTGTTTTCTTCGGTCTTCAATATCTGCTTAAGAGTTTTCTTGGTGCTGGCTCAACTGAAGGTTTAATTACCTATCGTGATCTCCCCCGATTGAGAGCCTTCTGCAATCACCACTTCTATGGGATGAAGGGCTTGTTCAATGAGGCTGGTTGGCGGTACATCATTGCCAATCATGGCGGTAAAATGCCAGTATCTATTCGAGCCGTCGCCGAAGGAACGGTTTTGCCAGTTAGCAATGTCATGATGACTATCGAAGTCACTGATGAAAAATGCGCTTGGCTTACCAATTTCCTTGAAACCGTTCTTGTTCAGCTTTGGAATTCGATTACAGTCGCTTCTTTGTCTCGAACGATGAAGAAGACGCAGTACGAATTTATGAAGATGACAATGGATGAATCTCTAATCAAGATTCTGATGCCGTCGAGAGTTCATGATTTCGGTTTCCGAGGCGTTAGTTCCCGAGAGACTGCTGCAATTTCTGGCGCAGCTCATCTTGTCAACTTCGCTGGTACTGACACAATGAGCGCAATCGAATTGATTAATCAGTTTTATTGCGGTCGTCAGTTCGCTGAAAACATGGCGTACGATCAGTCCCCAGACTGGGATGAAGCAGAATCGTTCCGTCGTTGGGATGATTTTTATTCGAAGTATATGGTTGGTTTCAGCATCGCTGCTACCGAACACTCTCAGATGACTCTTGGCGGTCCTGACGGCGAAGAGGCGATTCTCAAGAATTATCTTGAGAAGTTCCCGACTGGATTCATCGCATGCGTCATCGACTCATTCGATACATTCAACTTTATCAACAACGTCAGCGGCGGAAATTTGAAGGCTGTCGTTCTTGGCAGAGACGGCGTATTGGTCCATCGCCCAGATTCTGGCGATCCTTGCAGAATGGTGGTAGATGTTCTAAATGGTATGGGAGAAAAATTCGGCTTCGACCGAAACATTAAGAACTACAAGGTTCTTCACCAAAAGGTTCGAGTGATTCAAGGTGACGGCGTAAATGTTGTCAGCCATCGTCAGATTCTGCAAGCGGTTGTTGATGCTGGTTGGTCTGCCGAGAATCTTGCCTTTGGTTCTGGCGGCGCACTCTTGCAACAAGTCAATCGAGACACGTTTGCATTTGCGATGAAGGCGTCTTATGCAAAGATCGGCGGAAGAGAATTCGCCGTCTATAAGAAGCCCAAGGCGGATGCAGTCAAGGCTAGCAAGCGAGGCCGATTGGCTCTTGTCAAGGATAAGATTTCTGGTTACAAGACTGTTCCAGAATCTGAATCTGACAAGTATGAAAGCGGAAACTTGCTGGTTGAAGTATTCCGCAATGGCAAGCTTTTGGTTGAACACGATTTTGCTGATATCCGTCGTCGAGCAGAGTTGCCCGAACTTCTGTAATCAGCGCTGAACTTTTACGAAAAGGGAGAAGCAAATGGATTTTCAGAGTGTACTTCAAGAGTTTCGTCGGTCCTACAAGGGACCAAAGTTGGCTTTCATCATCATGGGCGGTGGATATAGCGCTCTTGATTTCCGTCGCTATCCCGGTTCATCCGAGTTTTATCATACGGAACTAGCTCCGTATCGAGAAGACTTGGCAAACTTTATCAACAAATACGGAACCCGTCGTATTGCCGCTGATGAAGTTGAAAGTTTCAATGCCGTGAATGCGGAAGTGACGGTTGAACTTGTTGCCGCTCTTGCAAACTATTGCGACGATCCCAATTTGATGTATGTTGTTGTCAATTCGGCTCTAACTACCAACACTCGTTGGCGTCGAGGTTCTAATCGTTCTTTCATTGCAACTAGCACGGGACTTTCTTTTGAGTTCCAGTTGAGCAAGCTTGATGAGGATTCGTATAATGTTCTTTTGAACAACGCTCCAGATCAGCTTGATTTGATTCGTCGAGGTGAAGACGAGCGAGTTGGACAAATGGTTCTGTCTATCCTGCTTGGGAATCCAGCTTTGGCTCCGAACCGCAATGGCGAAAGCCTTATTCGCTTGAATGGCACGAATCGTACTCAGATTCTTCCTTCCAGTTTCTCGAACTAAACTATGTCGCAATCCCCTATTGCAATCAAAGAGGCATATGAACGGGTCGTAAATGACCCGCTCAGTGCCTTTTTGGTTTTTCCAGGTCGTCTCATCTTACAAGTCCCTAATGACGATTCTGCGAAATTGCTGAATCTAATACCGGGTAGCTTCAATCCTCTACATAAGGCTCATCTCTCAATCTATGATGCCGCTTTGAAAGCTTTTCCTCATAGGCTTACTTCTTTCGAGATATCCATTCGGCGCAAAGATAAAGATCATCTGCCTTTCGAGGAGATGGAAATTAGGGTGGAGCAATTTACGGGAATAGCGCCAGTTCTAATCACCAACGCAATGTTGTTTTTTGAAAAAAGCGGGTTATTCTGTAATCATGTTGAAAAACCTGTTTTTCATATTGGTTACGATACCGCTGAACGCATTGTGAAGGATCATGGAATTGCTGGTACTCAAGGAATCTTCGCATCCTTTTATGTCTACAATAGAATGCAAGACGGGAAACTGTTCTGCATATCTGACTGGCCTATTCGACCGGCAAACTTCCATCTTGGTATTCTGGGATGCGATCCAATTGATATTTCTTCTACCGCTTTGAGAAATGCAAAGAAGGTCTAAAAATTCTTCACAATTTGGGTTTGACTCAATTTGGAGAATAGGGTATAATGCTTGCGGTCAGAGGAAATGTTTGAAAAATCCGTGGAAGGATTGAAGTTTTCTGGACAAGTTGCCGATAGAGCTTGTACTGAGAATTCGCCTACCAAGGAAACCTCAGACATTCAGGTGCTTTAGTCAGGTCTGGCCGACGGATCTCACGGTTAACATTTTAGCAATGTTCGATTGGCTTCGGCCATAGAAAACCCGTGAACCAAACACATGCCTTTCCTGCTTTGATTTTCTTGGGGTAGATTAGAAATGATTTATCCTGTTTTGAGCGGAATACGGTCGAAGAATTAGGGTTAACAGCTAAAAAAGCCCTAGTTCAACAACATAACGATTCCCGTTCTTTACTTTGCTTATTGAATCAATCATCCCGACGCAGAACGGTCTACGAAATCTAGACCAAATGTTAGAGATGATAGATTTTGTTCGAGTCGGTGGTATCTTTAGTCGCCAGAATTTGGATTTGTTTGCTGATAGAGAGGGAATTAGACATTCTCCTCTCATCAAACTAGCCAGGTTTGAAGATTCAAAGATTTATTTGCATGATGGTCACCATCGAGCAAGCGCTATTTGGCTTGGCGGTCGGAAAGAACTTTATGCAGAAGAATATTTTATCGTCGATTGGCTTTACCAGGATTATTTGACCATAAATATAAAACAGCGATGGTATACAGTTTTTGACCCGAGAAAAGAAGTTAGGATTCCAGACATTTCATCGTTCAAATCGAAGGTAGATAAACTCTTACAAAGAGTTCCATCGCCTTCTGAAGAAGAGATCAACAAGTTTATTTTCGACTGTTATGGGGAACGGTTGTATACCGAGCCTCGTTCTGCAAAAAGTATTGCAGAGATGGTCGAAAGCACACACTTTAGCGTCCTAAGAAACGCTTTAGTCGAAAGGGGTTAGTTATGTCGAATTACCGCCAAAACACTCAGTCTCTAAGCAAGAAGACTCAAGCCGCAACCGCTCAGACGGTCCAGACTCCTGGAACTGTCGAGAATAGCGCTGGAGGCTTTGTATACGAACTTGATAAGTGGGATCGTCTCAATCGCTTCCTAATCTTGGGTTCGGATTCTCCGACCTATTACGCAAGCGCGAAGACTTTGTCTGTCGAGAATGCTAAGTGCGTTCTCGAATGCGCAAAGGAAGACGGTATCCGTCTTGTTAAGACGATCGTTGATATCTCTCATAGCGGTCGAGCTATCAAGAATACCCCTGCGCTTTTCGCGTTGGCTCTTGCGTCTTCAGTTGAAGACGTAAACACCAAGCGTGAGGCATTGCGCAATCTCTCAAAGGTTGCTCGCACTGGTACTCATTTGTTTGAGTTTGCCAACTTTGTTGACGGACTCCGTGGTTGGGGTTATGGCCTTCGTAACGCTTTCAGCCACTGGTACAACGACATGGACGCCGATCGTTTGGCGCTCCAGGTTGTTAAGTATCCTCAGCGCGTAACCGAAGAGGGTAATTCTAAGTCTTCTTGGTCGCATGATGACTTGCTCCGTAAGTCTCACCCAAAGGGCGACAAGAATCACAACATGATCTATGACTTCGTTACGAAGGAAGGAAAGCTTCCTAAGAAGGTTCCTGTTGAATTGAAGATTCTTCAAGGCGCAACTGAAGTCAAGGCAGCATCGTCTGCTAAGGAAGTTGCTGCGATTGTCGAGAAGTATGAACTTCCGCACGAACTAGTGCCGAAGGAATATGCAAACAGTCCGGAAGTTTGGGAAGCTCTGATTCCAAACATGCCGATCACTGCAACTCTGCGCACGCTCAACCGTATGACTTCATATGGTGTTCTCAAGCCGCTTTCGAGCAACTTGAAGACCATTGTTGATCGCCTGTTGAATGTTGAACAGATTAAGAATGGTCGAGTTCACCCGATCTCCGTTCTCTCTGCGCTCAAGACCTATGCGCAGGGTCGAGGAATGAAGGGAAGCTTGACTTGGACTCCAATTGCAAGAATCAATGATGCTCTCAACGAGATGTTGTATCTTGCATTTGATCAAGTTGAGCCAACCGGCAAGAATTTGCTGCTTGGTATTGACATCTCTGGATCTATGGATTCAGGAACGATCGGCGGATTGAATGGTGTTACGCCTCGCGAAGCTGCGGCGGTTATGGCAATGGTTACTGCTCGCTCAGAGCCGAATCATTACGCAATCGGATTCACTGCAAGCGGCGGAAGCTACTATGGTGGTAACTACGGAGTTACCCCGCTAGACATCAGCCCTCGCGATCGTCTGGATGTAGTTGTTCAGAAGATGCAGCGCATGCCGATGGGTCGTACTGACTGCGCCCTAGCAGTTATGCACGCCTATACGAATAAGCTTGACGTAGACGGTTTTGTTGTCTATACCGACAATGAGACGTATGCGGGTAGTATTAAACCTCAAGAGGCGTTGAACAAGTTCCGCAAGGAGCGCAATCCTCAGGCGAAGTTGGTGGCGGTTGGAATGACGGCAACGGAATTCACGATCGCTGATCCTAATGACGCTGGCTCTTTGAGCGTTGTAGGTTTCGATACGTCTGCGCCAGCGGTCATCTCAGACTTTTTTCGTACGCCTTTCCGAACGAAGAAGGCACGATAAGAACGTCTGAAAAATAAGTTCTCTCAGCCCCGGTGGAATCCCCATCGGGGCTTTTCATTTAAGCCGATATTTCTATATGCCCAAGCCCAAAAAGCTTCTTGTTTTGCACAAAAGCGATTGGAATATCATTGTCAAAAACGGCAAGTATTTTGAGATCATTCATCGAGACGATTTTGAGTCGGACGATGAATTCAAAGCTATCAAGGTTGGCACAAAAGTAGAGATTTGGGATCGAGCATATTGGTGGAGAATGAAATTTTCTACTATGAAAAAGATCATTAAGAAAGCGGAAAAATGAAAGCAAAACTATATTTCAAGAATCCAAAACTAGTTCGTTATAAGACTTATTCCTTTGGAAGTCTTCCAGATAACGTTCTTCTTGATTCATATCTATTGGCAACAAGGGGATCTAGACACCTTATTTATTGCGCTAAAACGTGTTTTTTCAATGGAGAATTAGACACGGGTTCTGGTTGTTTAATAATCTGTAAAAAGTCAGGAAAGAATTATGTCGTCATTAGTAAAGATGACAGAAAATTTCAATGCTGGAGAAACATTGATGACTACCAAAATATAGAAACATTTGTAACTTCTTTTCTTACAGGAGAGAGGGAAGATGATCTAGAAGACGAGTTAATTTTTACCGAGAAAAATATCAAAGCCGTTTGCTCAAAACTTGATAAGATCGAACTGGATAAAGCTAAGAAACAAATGAAAAAATGGAAAGCTAAAAATAAGGCATATGCATGAAAATCTATATAGCAATTGAAAAGAAGAAAAACGGTAAACACGGCAAACTAAGCAATCGACATTCTGTTCAAACTGATCAAGGCGATGTTTTCCGAGAGCTATCAGAATCGAATGAACTTTCTAAATATGATGTTGCCTGTTTTGATTTGAAAAATGCAGAACCAAGCAAGATACTGCCTTCTGAGAAATCTGATTACTATGAAGACGAAGAATGAGCAAAATAAATGTAAAAGTTCTTTCAGATAAGCTTCGAGTTTACATTGATGGTATTCTTCATTTGTCTATAAACATAACAGAGCTTGTTGGAATACAATCTTATACTTGGATGGATGATAGATGGCATATTGACTTTATTACAAAAACAAACAAAGTAGAATGCTGGTATACAAATAAGAATCTTTGGGAAGAAATATTGAAAGGTATTGATGGCATTGATCTTGTTTAGCCGTATTGAAAATTAAGAAATGGAAAAGTTTAATCTATAAAAGGAGATTATATGAATAATTGGATTAAGTCATTGTTTGTTGCTTCTGTTGTTGCTCTATCTGGATCAGATGTGTTTGCTCAACCAGTACACGGGAATCCTCCATGTCCAGAATATTGTACTGTTTTGTTCGAATGGCTTATTGAAACCGCTATAGATACCTACCAAAATAGTCTCGATGCTTGTAATAATGATCCAATTTGCGAGCTTCAAGTTTTTCTTAATCTTGCGGCTGATATCACAGAAGCTGAAAATATTTACAATCAATGTTGTAGAGATGCCGAGCAATAATTTGATTAAGATGGAATAATGAAGAAACTCTCTAAATATCGCAAAAGAAAGACTTCGGCTACTCCAGCGAATCAGTCTCGCTCAAAGTCAAATCTAACTCGCGCACAAAGAAAGAATAGACCGCTTATATTTGATATTGAAGGAGTGGATTGGCCTCTTACTTTGGCTCGTGGTCTAACTTCTACGCAAATTGAGATTATCAAGAGCATTTATAAGATTCAACCGATGTCCACTGGTATGTGTTATGGATTTTATCCATATGGAGCAGGAAAGTTATGAAAAATCTCAAATGGAAAGAATCAAAAGACGACAATGGCAAAAGTTACTGTTATACAGAATTTACTGTTGGTAGAGATACTGGTATAAGCATTTTAAGCGAAGTTTATGCGACAGACGATGGTTATGATTGGTATGTCGATAACTCTTACCTAAATAGCGAAGGTTCTTGTAAGACATTCAGCACGGCCAAAAAGCAAGCCGAAAGATCTATGGATAGATTTCTCAAGTCTGTAAAGAAAAGTGTCAGTAAATATATCTGAATCTTATGGAAGCTAGAACATACTATGAAGTTACTGTTCCTCGCAGGGTAATCCCTCAACCTCATCCGAAGGTTTATGAGCATGGAGACTGCGGAGCTTGTGTTCTCGGCGGTCTTTTTGGTATAAACGATATCAAAGAAGTCTATAGCCGATTTCAAAGGAACGGGGCAATAGAGCCTTGGTGTAGAATAACAATGGCGGATGCTTTTCATTCCGCGCAAAACAGAAACATTATTGACCGTTTTGTAGACGACATGCCGACTTGGGCAGGCTGGGATGTTCGAAATGTTTGGGGAAATCCTTCCTGGTATCAATGTAGAGAATGGTTTAACTACATTCGAATGGCAATCGACGCTGGATACTACGGAGTTGCTTCTGTCAATATGGACGGTAATGGCCCGTTAGAGTTGACAGATCATGTTGTATTGCTTTGCGGAGTAAGAGAAAGAGTAGATCCGCATCCGACTATGACGGAAGCTGGTGTTGTAATCCAAGAGATTCTAGTATCTTGTTCTGCAAAACACCCTGAAGGTAAGTGGTATGAAGTTGAAGGCTTCCTCAAACATAGAGGCGGATTCAATTGCTATCTAGCGAGACCAAAACAATGAACAATATAGCATACGTTAATCCTGTTCTTAATAGACCTTTGGATATTGAAGGGTCTGATTATGACACTTTTAGCCTTCAGCAACTTTTAGAAATAGCAAAACGAGAAAACATTCCAGAGTCTGAATATTGCAACATCTTTGTTGGTCCGCGAAGCGACTATGAAATCCACTGTTATTATGAACGCAAAAAGACCGAACAAGAAATGAAAGATGAACTTGTTGTGGCTCAAAGAAAGATCGACGAAAATAGAAAGAAGAAGGAATCAGAAAAATCCGAGAAGATGAGGAAAAAGGCGGAGAGAGCGAAATTCATAGCCACTCTAACTCCAGAACAAATAGAGTTACTGGGAATCAAAACATGAACTATACAAGATTTGATTGGTATAGAACAGCTCATCACAAACGTTTTGAAAAAAGAGTAGAAAAATCAAAACTGGTTTGTCAGGAATGTAGAGGAAGCGGAGGCTATATAGAGCCAGTTCTTGATTATGGAGAGGGTCCATCTATTTCTTGCGGACTCTGCGAAGGAACGGGCAAGCTCACACCTTATCTGAGAGGGCTTTGGTTGAAATGGAAAAGAGAAGAAAGAAATAATGAGTAACGAAAAAGAATCAAATGGAGATAGGATTGAACGAATCATAAACGGTGATCTTAATTCTCCTGAATATAAACAGTTAGTCAATGACATTGCAAACGAAATAGTAAAAAGACTGACCGGCTCATCGCAATGGATTGAATATCTAAATGAAGATTATGAGGTATCATGAAGATTGATATATCAAGCTATTAAATAGGAGATACGAATGATTGATTTTTACATTGTCAAACGAAAAGACCAAGAGCCTTTTTACAATTGTGTGGATGATATGGGCTTTTCAACCCTAAATAAAGCTAGAGAACAAGTTGATTATTGGATTAAGAATAATCCAGGCACTAGTATTAACGACTATTACATGGTCAGGATCGAAGCAACTGATAAGGACGAGATTATTAATTGTTTTTGGGGCGGCAACCGGGGCCGCATAACAAAATACAAGATACTAGAAACAATTTCTCTCATGGATAATCGCCATGCTTACTCTAACTGATCCAGAACAGGAAATGCTCGTTCTCTCTGAAGATGAGGAAGAGGGTATGCGTGTTTACTACGAAGAAAGCGACAGACACTATAACAAGATGTGGTGGAAGGCTCTCCGAATCGCCATTATTGAAAGATGTAAGCATGAAGAAAATTACGCCTACCTTAATTGGTTTTGTAAGCTTTTACTTACTTTCAAGTTCTATATTTGCATGATCTTGAATTTGAAGTGGAAACCAGAATACTCGACTGACGATGTACAGGTTTGCCGAGTTCATTATTCGGATTGGTACGCTGGGTGGGATGTTGAGTATTTTACCGTTGGCTATGGATTTTTCCGTAACTGGTGGTATAGATACGAAGAAGACGGCGATTCTGATATGTAAACCTTTTCTTCTACATTTCCTAAAGGATTAAAAATCCTTCCTACTGAACAACAGTAGAGACAATATATGAGAGTAGTTTTGTTTTATTTTCTTACTCTCTTAGCGACTTTCAATGTCGCGGACGCAAGCGTCACTTTGGTCCCCCTATCATCTAATGATAAAACTATTCATGATTTCCCCTTTGTTGGGAAAGTCATGAATATCAATACGCATTCCGCTGGTTCAGGAACAGTTATTGGCGACGGTCTTTTTGTTCTAACCGCCAAACATGTTGTGACCGACGATAGAAAATCAACAGGCCTTTTGCTTGAAGGTTCTAATTTTATTTTTGAAATAGATGACAAGAATTATGATATTGAAAGAGTGTACGGGGCTCCTAATTCTGATATTGCTATCTTGAAACTAGTAGAACCTTGTCCTTATTACATTGATAAGCTTTATGATGGCATGTATATTGATACAGAATTCTATGGTGTCGGTTATGGATCAGGTTGTATAGAAGCTTGTAGCCATCTACTGACATGGGATATGATTTACGGAATCAAACGTATTTATAAAAACAAATTTGTCTTTGCTTCTTCTGTTGAGATAATAATTCGAAATGAGACAATAATAGAACAATATCTACACTTCATTCTTCATGATCCAGAAACGCTTGGACAGCCTTTTGGAGCAATTGAAGGCGAAGGACTGCACGGACCTGGAGACTCGGGCGGAGGCATCTTTGTTGTTAAAAACGGAGAAATTTACCTTGCAGGAGTAATTTGCGCTATTAGTCAAGGTGTATTACCATACCGTGGAATTGTTGCTGGAATTCATGAAAACAGAAACTGGATTGAAGCTGTTACTGGCGTTGATTTCTTTAGCGGTGGAGATTGTCCATCTATTTTGCTGATGAATTTACAGGATCCAAATACACCTGAAACGATATTGATGAATCCGAATATTTGGGCCATCAGAACCAAAAATCGAAAGATGTTTCCCTTCAGGTAAGCCTTAAAAGCTAAATAAAAGGCAGTTGCGAGTGGATTCGCTGTCATGCTATACTAGATAGCCCAAGACTAGGCTTTTGGTAGATTTTGTACGCCTAGTGAGTTAGCGAAAGGCACGAATGACGAAGGAATACGGCGGTTCAACTATTCAGGTCTTAAAAGGTTTGCAGGCGGTTCGCCACCGACCTGCTATGTACATTGGAGATACCGACAACAAGGGACTTCATCACCTTGTATGGGAAATTCTTGACAACTCCATCGACGAAGCAATGGCTGGTCATTGCGACGAAATTAACGTGATATTGCACGCCGATGGCGAGACAATGAGCATTGAGGATAATGGTCGAGGAATCCCAGTCGATAAACATCCAACTGAAGGAAAATCTTCCCTAGAAGTCGTGATGACTGTTCTTCACGCTGGCGGAAAGATGACTTCGGATGAATCTGGATACATGGCTTCTGGAGGTCTTCACGGCGTTGGTGCTTCATGCGTAAATGCCCTCTCAGACAAAATGACAGTTGAAGTTCATCGAGAAGGTTATCTTTGGAGTCAGGAATATTCTCGCGGCGTTCCTGAAGGAAATGTTCGCAAGGTTCGAGCGCTGGAAAAGAAAGAGAAGAAAACAGGTACGAAATCAACCTGGCACCCTGACGGCGAGATTTTCAAGCGCAATCTCAAAATCGACGAACACGAAATTCTCCGTCGTCTGCGCGAAACCGCATTCCTGAATCGTGGACTTCAAATTACCTTCAAGAATGAAGCGACTAGCAAAACCGAAGTATTCAAGTTTGACGGCGGAATTTCTGATTATGTTCTCTATCAAATTGCAAGCAAGAATGGAATCTATCCTGAATCCCCAATCTACGGATTGAAGAAAGTTGATTCCATTCAAGTTGAAATTGCTTTGAGTTGGACGGACGACGATTCAGACCTGATTCTTTCCTACGCCAATAACATCAATACGATTGACGGCGGATATCATGTCGCCGGGTTCCGAGCTTCGCTTACCCGCAACATCAACAAATTCGCTCGCGCAGCTAATCTTCTCAAAGAAAAAGATGACAATCTTGAGGGCAAAGATATCGTTGAAGGTTTGACTGCTATCGTTAGCATTCGCCTTCCTCAGCCTCAGTTTGTCGGACAGACAAAAGCAAAACTAGGCACGGTTGAAGCTGAAGTTGCAGTTAGCAATGTTGTAAGCGATGTTCTAACCGAATACTTTGATCACAATCCAAAAATGCTGGTCAAGGTTGTTGATCGGGCGCTATTGGCTCAGCGCGCTCGCAGGGCCGCTAAAGACGCAAGCGCAGCCCTTAAGAAGAGAGGCCTATTTGGTCAATCGGGTCGAGTCCCCGGTAAACTTAGAGATTGCCGTTCTGGTGATCTTGAAGTAACTGAATTATTTATAGTCGAAGGCGATTCGGCTGCTGGTTCAGCAACGCAAGGTCGAGATAGCGAAACTCAAGCCATTCTTGCCGCAAAAGGCAAAATCATTAATGCCGAGAAGAGCGATCTTAGCGACTTGATGAAGAATGAAGAAGTTCAAAATCTTATGATCTGTATTGGAACTGGCATTAAGGATCAATTTTCAATTGACAAGTTGCGATATGGCAAGATCATCATCATGACGGACGCCGATGATGACGGCTTTCATATCAGAACGCTTCTTCTCACCTTCCTCTATCGTTTCATGCGTCCGTTGATTGAAAATGGACACGTGTTTATTGCTATGGCTCCGCTTTACTTGATTGAGGATAAGAACAATCCTCTCTATTGTTGGAGCGACGAAGATTTGCAAGCTGGATTGGCTAAATTCGGCACGAAAAAGCATATCAAAAGATTTAAGGGTCTAGGCGAAATGGACGCCGACCAGCTTGCGGATACAACGATGAAAGTCGGACAGCGCCGTCTTTCTAAGGTAACAATGAATGATGCAGCCGAAGCTGAACGAATTCTTTCAATCCTAATGGGAAAGAATGTTCCGGCACGCAAGGCTCATATCAGCACAAACATCAACGAAGGCATCGTTAAGGTCGAAATCTAACATGGCAAAGAAACCAAAACAAATTACCGTCATTGCTCCTGTCGATGCGATCGAGACGATCGAATTCAGTCAGGTGATGGACGAGTCATTTACGAAGTATGCAGCAAAGGTTATTGAAGATCGAGCAATTCCCGACGCTCGTGACGGATTGAAGCCTTCTCAACGCCGTATCTTGTTCACGATGCATGAACTTGGATTGAGACCGGAAAGTAAGCATATTAAGTGTGCCAAGATTGCTGGCACTACATCTGGCGATTACCATCCTCACGGCGAAGCGGTCATTTATCCTACGCTTGTTGGAATGGCTCAGGAATGGGGGATGAGAACTCCCCTTGTCGATCCTCAAGGTTGCTTTGGATCAGTAGACGGCGATCCTGCCGCTGCAATGCGATATACAGAAGCTCGTTTATCCTTAGCTGGATATTCGCTTCTAGAAGATATCTCACCAAGAGTTGTTGATTACAAGAAAACTTACGATGAATCGAGAGAAGAACCAATTGTTCTTCCCGCGAAATTGCCAAACCTTCTTTTGAATGGTGGCGCTGGTATTGCTGTCGGATATGCAACAAAGTTGCCTCCTCATAACTATCGAGAATTGGTGGCAGTCTTTGAGGCCTACATCAAGAATCCAAATCTAACAACCAAAGAAATCATCAAGCTAATGCCTGGTCCAGACTTCCCAACTGGCGGAAGATTGCTTGGACAAGAGGGAGTCTACGAGTATTACGAGACAGGTCGTGGCTCTTTCAAAATGGAAGGTGTTTACGAAATCAAGACTGCCAAGAACGGCAGCGAAACGATTGTCATCACCGAATTTCCCGAAGGCGGCGGACCAGAAATCTTCAAACTCGAAATGGAAGACTTGGTCAACAAGGAAAAGATAGGTGGTGTTGTTGACGTTACGAATACTTCATCCAACAGCACTGGAACTTGCGCTACCGTCTACATTGGCAAGAACGGTAATGCAAATGTCATTCTCAATCAGATTCTTCATCAAACATGCTTGAGAGTTTCTTTCTCCGTCAACAATACAGTGTTGATCAAGGGCAAGATTTACGAAAAAGCCCCCATTCTAAAGCTGATTGAAACGTTTATTGAACATCGTCGAGAGGTATTGAGTCGCAAATTCAATGCTGAACTAACTGATACGATTGCTCGAATTGAAATATTAAACGGCTTATTAAACGTTGTGGCTCGCCTAGATGAAGTCATCAAAATCATTCGCAACAGCGATAGTCCCGACGCAGCTTTGGCAACGTTGATTGAAAAGAAAGTTGTATCGACGGAGATTCAAGCTAAAGCCGTTCTTGCTCTTACTCTTGCTCGTCTTACCAAGCTGGAAAGTAATAATTTGGTAAACGAGAAAAAGACCAAAGAGGAGCGGGTTGCGTGGCTTAAGAAAACCTTGGCGGATAATAACTCAATTCTTGAGATTGCCGTTCAGGAGCAGAAAGATCTTGCAGCCATTCTTGGTGACGAACGCAGAACAAAAATCGACAAGGCTGGCGGAGATATAAAGATTGCCGATTTGATTGAAGTTCAAGATGTAGTTGTTAGTATTTCTACAGACAACTATGTTAAGCGGGTTCCCTTGAGCGAGTATCGCAAGCAGCGCCGAGGCGGAAGCGGCGTTACATCTGGAGATCTGAAAGACGACCAATTTGTACAGTCCATGTTTGTCGCATCGACACACGACGACTTGCTTTGCTTCACGAATCGTGGTCGAGCAATGGTATTGAAGGTGTTTGATCTCCCAGAGGCGACTCGCCAAGCTCGCGGGCGTCCTATCGTTAACTTCGTCAATCTTCGGGATAATGAGAAGATTTGTACTTATCTTCCGATCAAAGAAATTGAGAAGCAAACTTCTTTCCTTTCGTTTATTAGCGCTCAAGGGCTTGTAAAGAGAATTTCTGTTCGTAGCTTTGCTGATATGAATAGAGGCGGATTGCAGGCAACAAAAATCAAAGACGACGATCGTATTGTAACAGTTCTAGTCACAAACGGTATCGACGACATGATGCTTGTTACGCACGAAGGAAACGCTATTCGATTCAGCGAGCTAGACGTTCGTATTTCTGGTCGCCAAGCAAGCGGCGTTATTGGAATTCGTCTTGATAGCGATGATTTTGTCATCGGCGGTATTACTATTCCAATGAAGTTTGACAAGGATGGCGATACTGTTACTGCCATCAAAGACCTAACCATGATGACCATTACTGCAAATGGTTTTGGCAAGCGAACAAACGTGGATGAATACCTTGTTGTTCCTACGGACGGCGGAAAGCTTCGCCAGCAGAATCGAGGCGGTAAAGGGCGAGCGGATATCAACGTTGAAGGAAAGACAGGAAAGAGTGTTGGCGCTATCACTTTGCAAGATTCAAATGACATTGTTGTCATTACGAAGCAAGGTCAAATGGTTCGGGTTGAAGCAAAATCAATTCGTTGCGTCAATCGAGGATCAATGGGCAATCGCTTGATCAAACTTTCGGACGGCGATCAAGTCATCACGGCTTGCCCGGTTGCGGAAGAGGTTGAAGTAGAAGTTGAAGCGGTAGGAGTATAAAGATGTCGGAAGAATCGCAAGAGCCAATATTGGAAGAATTTCATGCAACCAAAAATGGCATTGAAGCCGTCTTCCGTCATCCCGGCGTAAATGTATTAGCTTGTCAGTTGGCGGAAATTTTCGTCAAGAGTTTTGCAAGAAATTATGTTGAGCAGCAATTGGAATTTGATCCAAATGCGTCTTTGACTGTTCAAATGATTGCGGAATTGAAAGTCGCCAATCCAGACCCGAACTTTCCGGGAGAATTCGAGAGAGTTCCGCTTCTGCTTACGGTTCAGCATCGCTATCGCAAAACCCCTCATGAACTTCGGAAAGAAGCTATTGCTGCCTTGAATGGACTACTTCGATTTGTTACAAAAGAAGACGAAGAAATGAGCGAATACAAGGAAGCTCAAAGAGTCATTAACGAATTCAACAATCCGGGGAAATAGTGATGAACAGTAAAATGAAAACGAATATTGTGATCGGGTCAATTGTTGCAATTCTTTTGTTCCTGATTATTGTTGGCTTTACGAGCTATAGCAACACGGAAGTTGATTTTCGAACTGCTATCAAGGCGAGTCAGCAGAACAACAGGGTTGTTTACGATCGAGTATGGAAGACAATTCAGCAGCAGGCGTCCGTCAGCAATGAATATGCCGCCGATTTCCAAGCTATCTATAAAGACATCATGAAGGCTCGCAACGAAGATAGCCAGAAACTTCTAGCAAAGTTTGTCAAAGAAGCAAACCCGAATTTTGATTCTTCGCTATTCAAAAAGCTTATGGTCACGATTGAAAGCAATCGTCTTGACTTTGAAAGAGAACAGAAGCATCTTATTGATCTGTCAAGAGAGCATAATCGGATGCTTCAGACGCTACCAGGAAGTATGTTCTTATCTTTGCTCGGTCGCAAGGAGATTGACATTACTCTTGTGACTTCAAGCAAAACAGAGAACGCATTCAAGAACGGCGAAGATAATGACGTTGAACTTTTTGATAAGAAGAAATAAATGCAAGTCTCCGATTTTGACGCTGCGAAAAATTTACATCATCTTTTGTGGATGATCTTGTATTCAGAAACTGGACTAAGAGGAACTTCTGTCTCTACTCCCGAGAATCAGTTAATTGCAGTCAATCAGGCGTTTGTTCCTTTGCGCGCCAATATTCTTGAAATGCCGTGGGATAAAGAACGTCAAATACTAAAGGCAGGCGACAAAGAAATTCCTATCAGCTATGAAAGCGAAGCCGATCTATTTGTTTTGGTTTATGATTTAATCACGCATTGTCAAGGCCAGAAAATAAGCGAAGCTTCCATTGCATCTAGAGTTTTTCCTATTGGCATTCGCAACATGATTCGCAACTATCCAATCCTTATTGATGTCATTAATGATCAATTGAAGGAAGACGAAGCGAAGCACGGGAAAGCTGTTGGCAATAGAATCCGAGAGAGCCTTAAGGGACGGTTTGGTATTAGCGGAATCGAATAATGATCATATTTGCTTCTATGTTGATTCCGTTTGTGACTGCGGCTGTCTTGTGGTTCAAGTACAATAAAGAAACTACATGGTGGGAAATTCTTATTCCCTTTGCAGCTTCATTTGTATTTTCTATTATTGCTCATTTCACAACTTCATTCATTTCCGCGCAAAAGGAAGAATTTTGGACTGGTTGGATAACCAGTGTCAACTACTTTGAAGAATGGAATGAGAAAGTCTACTATACGGAAAGAGTACCAGACGGGAAAGAGACTTATATTGATTCAGACGGCAAGAAGCGCACTCGAACTAAATACAAGACTGTTAAGAAATCTAGAATTGATACTCATCCTCCTTATTGGGAAGCCCACGAAAGCAACGGAGCAGTCTACAATATTACCGCTTCTGAATACAAGAGATTTGTTTATCGCTGGGGCAATGAAAAATTCATAGATATGTATCGAAACTATCACTCCAAAGACGGAGATCAGTATGTAGTTGCATTCAATGGTAGAGACGAAGATATGGAAGTTGCTACAACTTCGCATAGCTATCAGAATAAAGTTATTCTTTCTCGCTCCGTATTCAATTTCAAGGATGTAACGGAACAAGAGATCAAGGATTTTGGGCTTGTCAAGTATCCAACAATCACAAACCAGTGGGACATGCCTTCGATTCTTGGGAATGTTGTTCCTGGTTTTGATCAAGCTGATAGGCGGCTATCGGTTTTCAACGCTCGGAAGGGCGCAACAAAACAGGTCCGAGTTTGGATAATCATATTCAAAGATAAGACTCTTGAATCCGCTGTTCTCCAACAAAGCTACTGGAAGAACGGCAACATGAATGAGTTTGTGATTTGTGTTGGTGTCGATCGAGAAAACAACGTTACATGGGGCAAAACTTTCTCTTGGACAGATTCCAGCAAACTCATTGTTGAAAGCAATGGAATAGTAAACGATCAGATTGGTAAGAAAGTAGATCTTGCTGGAATTGTTTCTTGGGTTGAAAGAAACGTTCCGAAAGATTGGGTTCGCAAGAGTTTCAAGAAAGATTTCAACTATATCAATATTTCGCCGCCTTGGTGGGCAATCCTTCTCACCTTCATTCTTACTGCTCTTCTCAATGTAGGTATAATTTTTTGGATCACTGGTAATGAGTTTGACGAAATTACGGCGAAGATCGGTAGCCAAGGGAGAAATAGATATGGGCATAACAGCTAAGGAAGCAAAAGTCCTAACTGAAGAGGCGCTATCAAAGATTGACGAGATGGACAATATTCGTCCTCTCATTGAAATCATTGATATGAAGATAACGGTGGCGGCTGCGCAAGGGTTGCGTCAGGTCGTTAATCCGTTTTTTAATCTTGAAACCTCCAGTCGTAAAAGAGTCTTTACTTCGTCTCAACAAGATGCTCTTTTGAAAAAGTATTACAAGGATCAGGGATTCGAATATGGCGACTCTCCAGCGACTGATCCGGGCGATCCGAGAGGAGACGGTTCTTATACCTATTTAAGGTGGTGAAGCATGGCACGAATAACGGCAATGCAGGCGGCAGTTCTTACCAAAGCGGCAAAGAAACTCAAGTCAAAAAGCGAGAAGGAGCAAGAAGCTCAACAACTCAGGACTTTTTTGCGGGAAACTTATAGCGCTATAGAAAATGTAGCCAAGAATGGCGGATATGAAATTCAAAAATCAATCTCAGAGATTGATTGGTCCGTCAAAAAAGCCGCCGTTCTAACTCTCCAGGAAGAAGGTTACACCGTATTATGCTTTGAGGTTAAAGAAGAATCAATCTGTCACAATGTTGGCGATTCAATAATGAAAATAATCTGGAAGTCATAAGTTGACTATTCGAGATATAGAACAAAAGTATGGTTTACCTGCGGAGATCAAGATACCGATCCATGATCGCACATATGGCGGCACATGGATTCAGACGGGTTGGCTTTACCGAACGGTTCTCCGTCGATTTGAGAACGGGCACTATAGCCAAATTGACCACAAATTACCGCATCTAGGCGAATTCACGATGTGCTATGATGCAGAAGTCCATGATAGGCTCGCAAACGATTTAGAGTACCTGGGCAAACCGGAAGAACAAGATATTCCCTTTTGAAAGGATCGAAGATGGCAGCAGTAACAACAAAGAGCGCAACCGAAGTTCGAAATGAGATAGAAGTTAGAAACAAACTTATTGCAAATCGCCGGGCAGAGTTTACCAAGAAATACTTTACGAAATTCACTGGAACTCTCGCAAAGCCTTATGACTTGTTAAAAGTAAAAGGCGATGAACCCCGCCCGACTGCTTTTGAAATTGCAAAAAACATTCCAGACATTGAAGAATACAAAAAGCACTCACGAAGCAAAGTCGTAATAGGTGACTACGATATCGTTCTGACAGACAAGAATAACATAACTGTCGAAGAAGACGATGAGGATAATTTTCTTCCAGAGGCTTCTACTGACGGTCGAGTCTTATTCGTAAATCGAAAGACCGGAACTGTTGTCGTTGAGGATGTTGAACAATCCAACTGTCTTGCGAATCATACTATTTACAACCGATACGGATTGATAAACTGCATTGATTCAGGTGGATTAGACAAATATTTGGATAACGACAAAATATTTACTGAATCAAATCCTTTTGTTCCAAGAGTTAGAGCTGTAATTGCTGTTATATACAAGAACGGCGAATTCATTCTCAATGCTGATGAAGATGCCGCTGACGCAGACGGCGATACCCTTGTTGGAGAAGATTACTTCGACGAAATGCCCACTGTCAGTTTTGATTGTCTTGCTAATTTGATTGCAAATCGAGTTGTCAGAAATCTAAAGCAGCGAAGAACAATCCTAGAAAAAGCTAATTTGAAGGTTTTGGATTTCACTCCAGAAGTAAAGAAGCATGTTTCTCCTGGACTTTTGAAGGAATATACGAAGCTTGGAGAAGCAAAAAGAGTGTCATGGCGTAGAAATCAGAAGCCGCCAGAAGCGGGTTTCTCTTTGATCGTTCCAGGTAGCGGCGGCATTATGTGGCATAAGTCTGCCACAGTTGTAATTCGCGAAAAGAAAACTTTCCTCATGGGTCAAGATGAAGGAACATACTTCGGCTGTATCTTGAAAGATCATCCCAAGACGGTAACGGGAGCCTATGAATCCCTCATTCCTGAATCAGCAAAAGGAATCAAGGGCGTTATCCGTCAAGGCGAGTGGTTTGCCATCCCTGTTGCCGATAAGGTTGTTCCTGATAAAACCGATTCTGAATGCCTGATGTGGGGTGACTCTAGCAGTGATTGCTGTTCTATTTTCCCAGTTGAGGATAAGGATTCAAATCGCCACTGTATATATGGCGAAATAATTTTCACCAAGAGCGGGAAATTCTTTGCTCGCAATTTCGGAATTCAGCACGACGATCATGCCGAATTGAGAGGCGATCAGGGACGTTGGTATACCTTTGATCGCAATACCGCTCTTGCAAGCTATTCTGCCGAAAAGGTAGATTGATCATGGCTAATTACAGAGACGGTCCAAAACATGATTATCCAAAGATTTTCGCCAAAAAGGTAGAAGATATTCCGATTGGCGAACACTTTGCGATATTGGTTCCAGGCTCAGCATATATCCCTGGCGACGAAAGATCAAGAACGAATCCAGGACACGGTTATCCTGAACATTCTATAGAATACTGGAACTACGAAATCTACGAGAACAAAGAAAAATGGGAGCAGGCAATTCAATATATGAAGTTTCATAATCGTCCATTTGTTCCCATTCATGCAGTGAGACCAAATGTTGAAACTAAGTTCATTGTTCAAGAAACTGTCAAGCCTTCGTATTAGGAGTAGAAATATGGGCGGAATAAATGAAGCGGTCATAAATCCTCCGGTTGTCGGAGCGTCAATTAATGGTCCTATCCGAATTCATCAAAAAGACGGAGAAGTCCATCTTCATGACGATAAAGCTAACAAAAAGTTTGCTTGTCCTGTTGCCGATTTCTACAAATCATGGAAAGCTGGCAAGACTTCAAACTTTGAACCAGCGCTTCAAGTAATTGGACATGACGGTAAAAACAATCCAATTGTTGCAAAGTTTGAAAAAACTTCAACAAACGGTAAAGTAGATGTAGCAATTTCGTTTGAACCAGTTCAATATGGAGATACGATCAGCAAGATTGATAACTTTGTAGCTGGTCGGTAATCTGAATGGCACGAATAACTCAAGAATTTTATTGCCGATCAAGCGGCGGTGGTTGCGGCGGCTACTTCCTAGCAAAGCTAGACTTTGCCTTAACTGGCGTTCATAACATTGTTTGTCCTGAATGCAAGCACAAACACCAGAGAAGGATAGAAAACGGAAAGATTGTTGGAGAAAATCGTCATTCAGGAAATCCTGTAGATGAAATTTATCCAACGAAAGCAAGCTACAGCAGAACCCCTCGTACCCTTGCTATGAATAAACATGTTGGATCGAATAACGATTGCGATTCAATTGTTATCAATAGCGCAAAAGACGCCCCTGATATTAGCCACTGGATCGAAGTTTTTGGAGGAAAAAGATGACTGTTGTGAAATTTAGCGCGTTTGAGAAAAGTAATATCAAAGTAGAAGAGGAAACAACTCTTACTTGTGTTACAGACGACGATATCTCTCGATTTGAGAATAATCCCCAATATGGGATGTTCCGCATCCTCAATCAGATCGACGGCGATAAAAGACTCGTCTGGAACAGAATGAACATGGCTGATATCAACGAAGCTGAAAAGATGTTCAATTCTTTTATTGGCGAAGGAATGGTTGCTCATAGAATCGGAGGCGACGGTAAGCCTGGTGTTAAAATTGAAAACTTTGATCCAACCGCTGAAGAAATCATTTTCATTCCAATGAAAATGGTCACCGCCGGATAAAAACTATGCCTACCGAAGCAGTACTTGAACGTGGTAATGGTCAAGTTACTCTTGATTTGCCGGTAGATGACAATATCTACTGCATGCAAGATCAATATCACCTTCCCTATACAACCGTTGACGAACAAGGCAATACGGTCGTAAGTGTTGTTGAAGGCGCTGAGAGCTATCCTAGCCCAACTCAAAATGGACTTTCTGTACGTCTTCGTGTAAAGATTTTCAAGAACGAAAGAATAGAAGTTAAACCAGTTGCCGACCCTGCAAGATATAGAGAAACATGTCTTGTTGCTTCAAATCATTATCTTGACTATCTAGCAAAGAAAAAACAGATGAACACTTATCATCAATCTGTTCGAGCGGTTTTGGAAGAAGTTCAAAATTCAACATATCTAACAGCACTAACTTACTCGGCCATAAATAATTCTACCTACTCGGCTTATGCAGATGATACTAGCACGACAGCTATACTTCATCCGTTCATCCAAGCAACACAAACAACATCTAATTATGTCCGATGGTACACAAATAATGATACAACTGCGGCGCATCATATTCGTTATTGGCAAGGAATGGAAGATCGAAACGGAGTCGAACTTTCTTCTGCTAGAGAAAGAATGCTAACGATCATTCGAGATCGTGCCGCTCCCGGCGCAATTATCCGAAGTAAGAGCCTTCAAAGAACTACCGATGTGCGAGAGATTCGCGCTCGTCAAACGTTGCGAAGAATCATAGGAGAGGATGCTTTCCAGCGATATATGATTCGAGGATTCATGATTTTTAATGGCGCAAGCGGAAGAACTTATCAAATCTTCCCTGGTCATATAAAGACAAAGGTTTGGTTTGAGAAGAAAATCATTGAAGAACTTTGTGTTGTCATGACAGGTAATTTCCCTCCAACTGACGAAGTTATTATGCGCCTTCTTTTGATTCAAGACAGCGAAGAAAACTTCAAAAGTAAAGCAAACGTTTTTCAAGCGAGCAAAAACTATACGGTTGTGTATGCGCCTTCCAATATCCGAGAAAGCCGTCCTTTACCATTGCCAGAAATATTTGCGGCGCTGAAAAATCGTCGAGCGATAGGAATTACTCTTGCAGCCTGATACCATTGAATGTAAGACTTCCAGATTCGGTTTGTTTTCCATTCGAGCCGATCGAGTCATAACTTTTGAGAAAGGGCTTATTGGTTTTCCGGAAGCAAAAAAGTTTTGCATTCTTGAGCCGAAAGAGGATTGCGCCTTTTTCTGGATGCAATCTATGGAAGATCCTGAACTAGCTTTTGTTGTAACTGATCCAGCAATTTTTCTGCCTCATTATCAGGTCAAAATTGAATCTGACGATCTAAAAGATATTGGCGTCAAAGATTTATCAGATACTCAAACATTCGTTGTTGTGAACAAGGTGGAGAAAAAGATGACAGGGAACTGCGCAAGTCCATTGATCATCAATACGCTGAACGCGCAGGGTATCCAAATCTTGCTTTCCACGAAGGAGTGGGGCGTTCGAGAGACCTTGCTTGACTTAGGCAGGGTCAAGACTAGGGTTTGACACGAAAAGGTACGGCAAGGAGATAATCATGGCTAAGAAAGTTTTGCCGTACGACCCGCAATTTGAACCAGTCGCTTTGCCAATGCATCGAATTGAATCAATGCTTGCAAATCTTCGGGCAGCGGCTACATTGGGAGGAAACCTAAGCGACGAAGCTCTAGAAAGCCGCTCAGGTCCAAATGATAGTGTTATGCGAGGAATCATGTATACTGGCGCAAGATCAATTCTTCGCGCAACAATTTCATCTCTTGAGGGATACAAAGCTTCTGCAATGTTCAGTGTTGGCCGACACGTTTCAATCAAAGTCGATCCGGCAAAGGTGACTAATGATTGGACCGATGAAGCTCTAGCTTCTCGCAAAAGCGAAGGCGAAGGCGTTGTAATTGAAGAAAAGAACGCTCACGGTCAATGTTTCCGAGTGCAGCACGACGATGGTTCAATTGGTGTTTATGATCCTCATGAACTCCAAGTGAATGAATAAGGGGTGGCGAAGATGAAAAAGGTCATGCTATTTATTCCATTGGTTTCCAGCCTTAGTCTTGCTGGCTCGTTGCATTTCAAGGCGCTTAGCGATGGTTCTCATAATTCGCAAGCATACGGAATCAGCGGTGACGGGTCGAAAATTCTAGGATACGCCTGGGGCGGTCCTGAATCATATTCCTATTTCCCATGTTACTGGGACGAAAATGGAGCATGTAATTTCATCGTTGATATTGGAAATAGCTACGCAGGCGGAGCAGCTTATTCAAGCAACTATGATGGTTCAGTGATTGTTGGCAACATGGGATTCCCCGGACTTCAACTTCGATCATTTCGATTTGAGAATAGCACTTTAACTTGTTTGCCTGATCTTATTGAAAACAAAGACTCCAGAGGCTCTGCTGTAAGCGAAACAGGAGAGATAACAGGCGTCACAGGTGGTGATCTGATTTACCCGATGGAACTTTATCCTGGTAATGCTTCATTCTCTTGGACTGAACAAGGCGGAATAAGAGACATAAGCCAATATCTGACCTTTGCCAACCTTACATTTCCTTCTTCGAAACCGCTATCTATTACAGCGGATGGCACGCTTATAGCTGGATGCTTTCTCAGTGGACCTTTCGGCATAGAAACTTCAACTATTGCCGGTTACTACAAAGATGGTCAATGGAACAAACTTGATCCTTCCTTTGGCGAAGGTTCTGTAGCATATGTTGTTACTCCAGATGGTAAGTATTTCGGCGGCAAGAGCAATGGGTTTGCTTTCCGCAAAGAAGCAAATTCTGCCCCAGAAATTCTTTTTCCTGGTTTCATAACGGCGCTGAGCGATGATGGTCGCATTGGTGTTGGCGGCGACAATGACGGAAACGCAGTGATTTGGACTCAATCTCGCGGCGTACTGAATCTCAATACAATTTTGAGAAATTCTTGTGCGGACGAATTGCCAAATGACTTCCAAGGGGCTCAAATTGCAACTGGCATTTCTGCTGACGGATCAACTATTGTTGGCTACACATTTCGATCTTGGGAAATCGACAATGTTACCTATACTCTCAAGAGAGCGTTTCTTTTGACTGGATTTGAAAACATCGAATCAACTTGCGCTTCCGACTTCAATAGCGATAGCGCAGTAGATGATACTGATTTCACAAGCTTTATCGTAGCCTATAATGATATGCTTTGTCCAGAAAGTCAATCATGCCCTTGCGATATCAACTTCGATGATTTAGTGGACGATACAGATTTCACTTTCTTCGTCGTTGCATACAATAAACTCGAATGCGAATAATGAGAAAAATAATCCTTCTTTTTTGCGTTGTTGGCGAAACGTACTCCTTTGGAACCAGTCCTAGATTGGTTTTCCTGGGAGAGCGAGAGGGATTTTCTCCATCGAGACAATCCAGGATATATGACATCAACAATGATGCTTCGGTTATTGTTGGAGGGTATGCCAGTTCTTCTTATTCTTCTAGACTATTCCCTTGCAAATGGAATTTAGACAATATCGCTGAATTTTTACTTGATCCCTCTGAACATGCAAGTGAGTACAATGACGGATTCGCAGCAGCATGTAATGATAGCGGAAGTATTATTGTCGGAAATTTTGACCGGAAAGCATTTCAATGGACTGAGGAATCTTCAATACAATACATTCTGCCCCCGTTGGATTTATTCGGAATAGGGAACAGATACTGGGAAGCCGTCGATGTTAATGAATTTGGAATGATTGTAGGTAATTCAACTGGTCCAGGAAGAAATCAATTTAATTATCCTTGGCCTGATCCTGAGCAATTTTCTCAATCTTTTATTTCTTTTTCATTACAGTCTAGCGATGTATCATACTATCATCTTTGTCCAATGATGGGGTTCCGTCCCACTCCGTACGCTAAAATATTGGGAATGAGCCGCTATGGAAATAAGATTTTTGGAACTTCAACCTATGAGTTTTGTTCAAACTCTAATTACTACAAAGCATTCAAGTATGAAAACTCTTCATGGTTGAGTATATCTGAAGATTTTACTTGGGGTTCTTACGTCAAAGCTTCAAGTTCTAATGGATCAGTAATAGGTGGTTGGAGTGGATATTTAGATGGAGGTTTTATTAAGACACCCGACTACATACACTTCCTAGGTACTGATATATCTATCTACGCCTTAAGCGGTGATGGATTCGTAGCCGTTGGTGGCAGTGGGTTGTCTGCTGAAGCGATAATATGGACAAAACCTAGAGGTATTATCTCAGTCGATTCTTTGATTTTGTCTTCTTTTTCAAGTCAAATTCCTCTTACTATTGGCGATTGGGGATTTGTCGAACGGACAAAAGAAGCAACTTGTATATCATCTGACGGAACATGTATTGGTGGGAATACCGTACATGGTCATCTTATTTCAAATGCTTTTGTTTTAACTGGACTATCTTTACTCAATGATCATTGTCCTTGTGATTTCAACAAAGATGGGCAAGTTGACGACTCCGACTTTGTGATATTTGTTGTCGCTTACAACAACCTTTTATGTCCTAATGCGGTTACTGACCCATTGTGTCGAATGGATATCAATCTTGACGGCCTTGTCGATGATGCCGACTTTTCTTTATTCGTGGTTGCCTACAATAAACTTGAATGCGAATAAGCGATGAATAAAGCTACAGAAGTCATAAAAGAACTAGTTGATTCAGGCGATGCTGTCGCCTACTTTATTCGAACTCATGGTTCTTACGAAGTTCATTATTGGGTGAGCGGAAACAAATGCATACGCAAACTCTATGGAATGTTTCCTCACTTCAATCCCAAAGTTGGAAATCACATAACGGTTGAAGAGATTGACGATGATGAGTATAAATCAATCCTCGACGGAACATTCGACAAAAACAAATTCGATGCTAAACTAATTAAGCGGAGCAAGAGACTATATCCTTACTTGTGGGTAGATTATAATGGCTGAGAAAAAGAAAACCTGTCCTTGCGAATTTGGCGATCCATGCTCAAAGAAATGTTCTTGCGGCAATCCAGAGTTGCCTGGATTTTGTAAACGTTGCTGTAAATATGGCTCTCCTGAAGAGCAACAGTCGATGGCCGATGCTATTATTGCTGTAGAAAATCGCAATTTCAAGGCTCCTATTGGCTATGTTGTTGACGATAAAGGTGATCTCATAAAGGGCGAGTGGGAACACAAAAACGACGGTCATGGCGGAATGTATTGGCGATTCAATGGCGAATCAAGTCAAGATCCGGATAATGAATAATGCTTGGTTTTTTCAAAAAACTATTCAGCAAGCAAGAGCCTGCATTCAAAATCTGGGCCTATTCTTCTCAGCATGAGCCTTGGGTCAAAATTGTTTCAACCAAAAAACCCTTTGCCGACTGTCTGAATAGAGTTGTTGGCCCATTTCGATCTGAAGTAGATTGTGAAGAGTTTTGCGACAAAGCGAATGTTCAACATCCGTATGCAAAGAAATACATCAATAGCTCAGAACGCTCAGTGAGCGGATAAGAGGTGAATTATGCCATCAGCTTTGCTTATCGGATTAGGAATTCTTCTTTTGGGAATCGGTATCTGTATTGGAATAGTATGGACTGTTGCCAAAGTTTTAGGAAGTGGTTGGAGATAGTTTTCGCGCATGAAAGAATATCCGTCAATTGATGGACCAAACGGCGACTTCGGTAAGCCATGCCTTGCTTTCTATAAGCATGATGGTTCAAACCTTCGCTTTGAATGGTCCCCTAAGAACAAGTGGTCGAAATTCGGAACTCGTACTAGATTGTTTGATAAGTCTGATCCTGTCTTTGGACCAGCAATCGACATTTTCATGGCAACTCAAGCCGAAGGTATCGAAAAAGTAATCAGAGACACGAAAGAATTTCGCAATAATGAAAGAGTGACGGCATACTGCGAGTTTGTAGGGCCGAAATCCTTTGCAGGTATCCACGATCTGGAGCCTGACAATAATCCCATGCAAACCATACTTTTCGATCTAAACTTCCATAAAAAGGGCATACTTGGGCCACGGGACTTCCTTAACTACTTTGGACACCTCAATATTGCCCAATTAATCTATGACGGACCCTTCAACCAGACATTCATAAATGACGTTCGGGAAGGTAAGTATGACTTGAATGAGGGAGTTATCGCTAAAGGCGGTCGTGGTCACGACCTATGGATGCGAAAAGTTAAGACAAACGCTTATTTAGAGAAGCTGAAAGCAGTCTTCAAGGGTGAATGGGAGAAGTATGTCTGATCTAAATCTCCGTCAGGTAAAGAATATCATTGACAAGAATAAGGAACTTTTTTCTAAAGCTAAAGGTATCAAACGGCTCGGATTTGGATACCTGGAAAAAGGACTGACGTTTATAGCGTACTTCGAAAATGAAGAGATGATGAATCTCCATAAAGATTCATTGCCAAAAGAGATTGACGGCTATCCAGTGGTATCTTCAATCTATATTTTTGAACTTTTGCGGAAAGCAATGGCTGGAGATCAGGAAAAA